AGCAGGCAGCGACCAATTCAGCAGAGAATGTCTGAGTTTACCTATACACCCCGAACTAACAGACAGCGAAGTCGAGTACGTAGTGCAAACAGTTAAAGACTTTTACGCTTAAAGTCTATTTTATTTTAAATCAAATCTTGCACGTAACCACGCCCATTCAAAGCTCAACTGTAGCTTTGCCGGATCACCGTCGACTTCTTCGTAGTATTCAATCGCGTCATTGGCGCCCATAATACTGTAACCTGCATACTGCCCTTCGCCTACAGTAGACCAGACTTTTAATCTATGCTCAGTTTCTATTGTGGGCTGCGTATCCATAAACAATCGCAGTTTTAATACCTCTCTAAAGGCTGTGCGCCACGTAGTCCAGGCATCTTGGTTATAGTGTGCTACCCCGCTAAGAATAGGCACCGATTCGTGCGGTTGTGACAGTGTAAAGTCAATTCCAGGGTCGTTATTTGCTAAAACGAGGCTCTTATTGTAGGCAATCATTCCTTGGTGTCCGTAGACTAGTCCATTGACGGGATTCTGTGCATTAAAGATGTAATGCTTAGGGCCTTGCCAATAGTCTGGGCGGAACTCCCAGATATCCCTTGTACCGAATACTTCTAGCTTGGCAAACACTGCTAGAAACCAATCCGTTGTACTGGCATTGGCCGCTGCTTGATATGCAGCTACACGCCCATTGACGCCGCAAATCCATTTTACATCACGATTGCTCATGTACTCTGTGTGCTCAAACCATTTCAGTTCATCTGGTTCGCCATTGCTGATGAACACAATGTCTAGGTCTTTTACTGCCCGCATATTACGCAAGCGCGGATGTTCTACAAGGTGCGGGTAATCATACACTTGAGTTTCGATATACTTCTTGATGTCGCGTGGAATCAAACTGGTGCTCTTGTCTGCGTTGACGTCAATAGCAATACGATCCTTTTCGGTCCATAGGCATGTAGTGTTTCCATTCATGCCTTTGCATTGCGTTTCCTTGGTAAACAATGCATAGGGACTAGTAAAGGTATGATTCTTAATTGCTTCAATTAAGTTGTCGCCATCATAATGCACCGCTGGCACTGGATACCGTCTAACAAAGTGTCCGTCAACATAGTTAATCACATTGAACCAATCCAACAACTCCAGTTCAACCATTTGCTTTTTAAATGATTCAACGTGTATGTAAAATGTGTCTCCGCGCTTATCACGTGTTAATACAGAATCAGTTTCGTTGGTAAAGCAATGAATCATTTCACGCTGCCAAGGCTCGGGCTCCCACGAAAAGTCAAATAGCCAGTAGTCACACACGCTGTTGAGAATCCACACGTACTCGGTGTCTGCATTTTGCATGATACGCTTGAAGGTATCTAGGTATGTGTTTGCAAAGCGTGTCTTGACCATATCCGGATACCTTGCTAGCAGTGCAGCATAGTCCAGGTCGCTATCAGCGTTACCGTGATCCACAAAGTACATGTCGCAATTGGATTCGGGCTTGACTACACTTTGATCGGACACAAAGTTTAAGTTAGGAAACTCTTCAAGGCCCTTGGCCCACTCGGCATGACGACTAAATTCCCATTTGTTAATTAGGAACGTGTCACTCCACTTGTTGTGTTGACTCGGGAATATGTGAGTCATGTACTGTTGCCATGGCTCGGCGTGCCATCGAAAGTCAAACCCGGTGTAGTCGTACTCGCTGCTGATTATCCAGAATTTGTTGGTCTTGGCTCTGTTAACACAACGCTTGATTGTGTCTATCATGCTGTTTGCATAACGAACCTTAGTAACATTGTGCATTTCATTGAGTCTATCATAGCGTACCTGTGCTGTAGGATTACCTTTGTCAATAAAGAAAATATCCAGCACTTGCATCGCAGTTATTTTATGATACCCTTGCGAAGGCATGGGTCCAGCAAACTTAATTTCTGTTGCACCAGGCACAGTATAGATTAAGCCTATGCTTTGTTGGTACTCACTACCAAAGTGATAGGAAAATGGCGGTTCAATTGAATTAGGATGCCAGCTAAAGTCTATTGTAGCGGCATTGACTTCTTCGGGGATAGTCCAATTAGTTTGATCGGGCGTTCGTGTAACTGATTGCTCTTGTCTAAAGTGCCACTGTCTGTTTGCTACGCTGTCAACGTGTGCTAGGAAAACATCGCCGCATTGTTGGTGTTGGCTTGGCCACACATGCACATGGTCTTTTTCCCAAGGAACAGGGCGCCATGAAAAATCGAAATTGGTATAATCATTACCACCATAAATATACCAATAGTACCCAGTGGTACACATAGCCGCAGCAGCGTCTAAGTCCTTTGCATATTTTTCAAATACAAAAAGATTTGGCTTTGGGCCAAAGTAAAAAACATCAAACATGTATAATATTGCCAATCACTACGAAAATATCTACCAACACCTACAAACTATTATAACAGATCCCACCGTAATATATCTACACCCATTTGGATCAACACAACCAGAAAATATAGAGACCTTAAGAGACGATTCTGATCCGCCGGATATGCGTAACCCACCTGAGTCTCGTGGCCCTGTGTTTATTTTCTACGATCAAGAACCATTAAACTTTAATTACAATAAAAATTTGTTTGATTACATTGTGTCCACTACACAAGGCCCTTATGTGTTAGTTAATACCGAAAAGGACAGTGTCGAAAAGGATCGTATATGCGACCATTACAAATTTGCCAGCATCGATTATTTCTTTCATATATTTGCAGCAGCAGATTGGTATAGGGGCCATCAATACTTACCACACCTAGTAGAACCTGCACAAAGAACTCTAAACAAAAGCTACATTACATTTAATAGACTGACCAGTAATGAGCGTGTATACCGCAGTATATTTGTTAGTAAACTGTTTAAACAAGGAATACTAGAACACGGGCATGTTAGTTATAGCGATGTGTGCCCGGACAATCATTTACCATCTGCCGAAAACTTAACCAAAGCAAGAGACGACAGGTTAATATCAAGTGAGTTGTGCGCCGACACTATTCATAACATTACATTGGCACAGCAACCCAATCCCTTGCGTATAGACTTTGCAGATCAAAAACATATACCAAATCAAAGTATGGCGCTGAGTCCATTGCCTCAGCTTATGGAAAGTTTTGTGTTTGTTGTAACTGAAACTTGTTACTGGCAAACAAAGACGCACCTGACAGAAAAGATATTTAAACCTATCGTACTCAAGATGCCATTTGTATTAGTTGGTTGTGCAGACAATCTCAAGTACTTGCGTAATTACGGATTTAAAACATTCGGCGATTATTGGGACGAGAGTTACGACTCTATTCAGGATCCAATTGAACGAATGGACGCTGTTGTTAAAATACTCAACAACATCAGCAGTATGAGTAATCAGCAGCAACAAGAGATGTTATTAGATATGCAGACAATACTAGAACACAATTATCAATTGTTTAATAGCCCTGCGTTTATTGCCAAGGAATGGAACACGTTAAAACAATCTTTAACTGATATATCCAAGTACTACCGTAGAGATATCGACATTCCATTTACTATTAACCAATATCGGCAGTTTATTCCTCTTGCCCCCAACGAACACGATTCCAAATACGTTCGTGGATAAAATAAAGCAGAGTATTAAAAGTTAACTGTATAGCAGCAATGGTGCCCGATACATTTAAGTCTCCGATGATCAAATAAGAAATAGCAAACGTAGCACCACTTCCGGTGATTCTCCAGCTAACGGTTTTTGCTAGACTACGTTTATTAGTCTCCATTGCCTGTGTATAAAATAGTTTTAATGATCATGTTGCTCCAATAATCGGCATCTTGCGTGGTTACACGAATATCCGCCCACTCGGGTGCAACAAACATCTTGTTAGTATCATCGTATCTACTAGAATCAATTGTGTCAACAAATATTATCCAGTGTGGCTCAAAGTTTGTACGCATTTCAGGCAATGGTGCAACAAAGTCAGCAATACAGTAATCGCATTCCAATATTGTTGACAAAGAATGCATACGCTTGCTTTGTCTAATTCTTCCTTCTAGACTAAAATCCCAATCGTCGTACTCCCTGCGTACTTCATCTGCATTTAAGTGCACAACTTTTTTGTCCGCGACTATTAACTTGTCTCGCAATGTGTTTGCCAGTGTAGTCTTTCCGGCGCCCGGTAGTCCCATTATGAGAATGCGTTGCATTAGGAACAGACCTTTACTCCGTATAACTGCTCAAATCTATCTGCATCTGCTCGATCGTTTACCATTGGTTCTCCGCGGATGTTTAGGCTAGTGTTGAGTAGCATAGGGCAATCGGTTAATACAAACCAGCGTTCCAATAAATCTCTGATACCTGATCCATCTTTCGGCACAGTCTGAACACGACTAGTTCCGTCGTGATGAACGATAGCAGGAAATAGGTCAGGCACCCTACAACGAGCGACTGACTGCATATACCTGCTATTACTCCAACCACGAGGCATATCAAAGTAAGTATCAGCCAGTTCTTCCAAAATAACTGGCGCAAAGGGTCTGAATTGTTGTCTACGTTTAATTTCATTTACTTTTTCCTTAATATGTATCCCTCTTGGATCGCCCAAGAGACTACGGTTCCCCAACGCTCTTGGGCCAAACTCGGCATGTCCGGATGCCACTCCCACAATTTGCTTAGTAAGCAACTCATCAAGTATGTCATTAACAGGATAAGGCCCAGGAATACAATACCCGAGATAAGCGTTAGTCCAGTTAATTCTACCCCCATGAGCCAAAGCGGCAGCGCCAAGGCTGCTACCAGCATCACCGGGATTAGGCATAATCCATATGTTTTCAAAATAATTTCCTATTCTTGCATTAACTGCACAATTAAGAGCACATCCGCCCGAGTAGACTAAGTTATTACTCCATTTAAATTGTTTAGCACGAGTCATAACATTGAGAATCAATCTCTCTGCTATTTCTTGTGTGCTAGCAGCAACATCGTAGTCCGATAGTATATCCAAGAAGTCTGCATCAACCCCAGTATGAAAGTTTTGTTTAAACTTTATATCGTACTCATGGTCAACTAAACTCATACTCATGACGTTTGCATAGTTCTTATCACCGTATGCAGCCATGCCCATTAAAATGTATTCTTCATCAAGCGGCTTCAGTCCTACTCGCTGTGTCATTGCAGTATAGAACATGCCAATACTGTGAGGATAATGTTGTTGCCACAACTTCTTATATACAGCCCGGCCATTAACATATTCGGCTCCATAAATGCTGGTTGTTTCGAACTCCCCAACTGCATCAATGACAACTACTGTGGCTCTATCAAATTCACTCGTTTGGAACCCCGCGGCTGCGTGGGATAAATGATGGTTGTACGATTTATAATTCTGTAGGTCCCACCACTTTGCATGACCAATTTGATCATGAACCAACTTCTTTGTAGACAATTTGCTCCAATCAAACCCTTGTCCTGCATAGAGCTGCCGTAGTTGTTTGATAAGTGGTCGCTCATAATATGCCACAGTCCCGATTGGGTTATAAGTTTCGAGTTCACGAATGAGAGGACTGCAAAAATTAGCGTCACTCTTTTTCTTGGAGTAACGTTCACTATGCGATGCAAACAATATGTTACCATCACTGTCCAGTACTGTTGCTGCTGCGTCATGAAAGCCCGCTGATATTCCTAATATGTTCATTAATATGTTCTGCTATTCTTTGATGACCTATTTCTAACGGGTGGCCTCCCGGTCCCAACGGACAATTTCCTTGCCAATCTAACATTCCAAGATTTGGCCAGTCTATATAAAATTTATCATTAACTTGATCGGTTAGATATTTTAATTTAGGCATGTACTCGTTGTAGTAATCTTGATTTAAATCGGCTTGTATGCCAAATGTACTAACAAATAGATATGGTTGCTTAATTGCTTCTAAGTGACTTTGTAACATTACTACCGTTCTTATCCACTTTTCGTAATTGTAAAACCTCTCACTGTGATTTGCATAGTATTCTAGTACCCACGGTAACTGCGTAACTAAATCGTGATTAACACAGATATCTATTATGCGATCATTATACGGTACTTCAAACCTATCCGGATTAGTCCATGCAAATATTATCAGGTCGTACTGATTGGGCAACTCGTTAAATAGCAGGCGTATGTTCCTGTCATTACTTGCGCCACTTTTGGCCAAGTTGGTTAGTGTCCAATTGTTCGTTCTAGCCAACAAATAGGGCCATGCATTATCAACACGAGACAATTCTTCACCATAGGTAAAACTACACCCTAGTGTCAGTACTTTCATTTTGAATATGATTAAAGATTTTGTTTGCCACTGCTACATGCCCTTCTTCTAGAAAGTGCCCATTAGGTCCTTTTGGCATGCCGTGGGTCCATATACCGGATCCACTATAGGGCCATCCCACAAAGTCGGTTGAATCTATGTGTTTAGCCAACTGTGCGTTTTTGTCTAGGTATAACTTGTGCCAATCTTCTGAGCTACAGGCGTTAAACATGATGCATCTAACTTGATTTGCTTTACAAAAACTCTGCACTAGAATTATTTGCCTTAACCATTTTGTGTAATAGTAGCCCGGGACGTCATACGCAGTCATGTACTTGATTAAGTTTATGCGATGATCATTGCAACTTTGCATTCGTCTATGTTCGCGGCCGGCCCACAGATCAGTGATACCAATATCATCTGCAAACTCTTGTCTGGCAGGGTCGGTCCATCCAATTACAACCAACTCTGCATCTCCGCTTAGTACAGAATCCATTGTACGTTTTACCATGCGATAGTTACCGGTTGCAGGTTTGCCTAAATTAACAACAGGCCTGTCAAGCAGGTTGCCTAACAGTATCGGCCAAGCTGAATTTGTGTCCGGCAATTCTTCGCCAAAAGTAAAACTATCACCAATACAGTATATCATTTGTAGATAAACGGATCTCTCTTACGTAACTCTTTGAGCTTTTTACGATAACGAATTTCTAGACGAATCCTGTTATATAGATTTTTTAACCATTTCATTGAATTTCTCCTGCATTAGGTTGGCAGCATCGCTGTGTGCTAGTTCCAGAGGATGTGTAGTTCCTATAGGGTATTTATTTTCCTTTGCCCATTGATAAAAACCTCTTGGGTCGCAAGTTTCATTTGGCTTTGTGCCTGCAGGAAACCAAAACCATTTATTCATATCAATCTGCATAGTCAAACTGTTTATCACACTGTCACCTTGATCGACGGTATGATTGTATAACAGGCTATTATCTGCACACGTAAACATGTAAGGAATGTTGTTTACCTTAAGATAATTTTGGAGGTAAACAATTTCCTTAAGACTTGAATACACTTCCCAATATTCCGTAGAACCCACGTGCGTGAAAAACGTTTTTGCGAAATCCACAACACCAGTCTTTTTCGCTGTTCTAATGGTTTCCAACTGGGTATCCAGTATAGCTTTATTTTTAGTGACAAACTCTCGTTCGATATCTGTAACATCGTCTTTTATAGTCCATGCGTTAATACTGTACCACGGACTTTTGCGCTGCCGTGTATCGTATGCAAACCTAAACTCGTAACGACCAGGGAATGTCCAGCTGACAATTGCCCCAGACACCCCACCTTGCTCACAACGTTCGATTGTGGTACGTGCAATGGCGTCATTGCTATAGCCAGGCCAAGCAACACATTCATCTGCACCCAGCAATGCTGTAAAAGTATTGGCAGGACTTGCTAGTTCACTACCGTAGACAAAACTGTCACCTGCTGCTATGATCATACCCTGGCTTTAATCTTTCTATTTGTCGGATGTAGTAGTCTCGGTCGGTCCAAGTGTAGGGATATACGGAGCGTAGTATACGCCCCTGCCCATCATCTGTAGTGATCCCCTGTATGTCGAGGTACCTCGATAGAACTGGCCAAACGTCATCGTAGTTGGTTGTTCCAAAAGACGCCAATAAATCAACCTGACCAACAGGGTGGTACCCATAGTTATATTGCGGGTCGTTGACGTTGAATCCGTTCCTGCCCAGCCATTCTCGGAATCCTGCCATTTCAGTTGTGTGCCATGGATGAGGGCCATTGAAGCATACATCCTGCGCCCATTCGATGTCAAACTCGCCGCTATAGTAGCGTAGATGAGTAATAGCATCACACACACTCTGGTCCACGTCGACGCCTTTTTCGTCTCGATATACTTCATAAAGAGTCTTGCCAATCTGCGTCCAATGTAGGTATACTTCCCCGAATTTCCTATCGTATCTAGATTCTTCAAATGTAGTTCTATAATCTGTTGGGAATTCATATCGGGGTGCGTTTAAAAATGTTGTAATTTGACTGGGCCGGACCCATTCAGGTTGCGTTGCCTTTTTGCGTTGACTCAACATCAAGCTCTCTGCCTCATGACAAAGATTGTTTAATTGCCTAATAGCAAACTTTGTAGTATAGTCTGCTCTTTTGTAATAGTCACTAAGCCCATCGACTGTGCCTTGCAGGATCTCAAAATGATTATGCAACTTATTCATTAAATCCTGGTTAGGGTCTAATGTTATTGGATCACGCAAGGTTGTGTGCGTGTACAATTCTTCAATGTGATAGTCGTCAAAGAAACTGTTAATCTCATTTACTGCCCAAAACAATTCTTGACAAATAAATCTTAAATCGCGTTGACTATCAGGGAATCCCAAAAAGCAAAAGTTCTTTTCAAGATATAGGTTACGCTGTACAATTTCCTGTAGAGCACTAAACCAACGTTGCCCCATTGGAGAGTCGTTGACATCAATAAAGTAATTGATTGTGTCTGTTTTGTCTAAGGGGTTTTGTAATGTTACTGTTACTTTACTCATATTTTAACCGAAACATAATTTCTTCTTGTTCGTCCTCAAACTCCAATTGTGGTCCCCAACTCATCTTAGACGGGATAAATGCCTCATGCACTATGTAGTTCCCCGGATATTCCTGCTGAAGCAATTTGGCTACTCGCTCGAACCCGATAGGATTTTTTGCATGAGTGTGATATAGTCTGTCTAAGCGTTTACGATATCCCAATTGAGTCCCACCATTCTAACACTTGCGGACGTTTAGCAAGTATCTCACGCATTGTAATTGATTGTGTACGTATTTGTTCTAATTTTAACACACGCTGTTTGCCTTTAGCAACTGCTGCTTGATATTCATTTGGCCACTGTTCAGCAAACGTGGGTCTAGTTTTTAGCTGGACTAAGATATCCCTCAAGGCGCCGCCAGAGCCTTTTAACTGGTCGGTTATCTCGTCTACCCACGGATGTAAAATCTCTCTAGGTAGTGCAAGCGGTGACATAACTATGTCCGGACTAAAACTAAAAATTACTTTCGCCAAAACTTGTACGGAGAGGGCTGCGGACAATCTGTCAATGCATTCAACCTCAAACATTCCTGGCAAGGTAAGGGTGAAATCGATTCGCATCTGTCTAGGATGAGTTGAATGCGATACTCCTTCAGAGAAGTTCTTAAGCCAACTATCGTAGTCGAGGCCTGTTCTAATGTATTCTCCAATCGCGCCTGTTCCGTCGAGCGATGCACATATCTGCCAGTCGCGTAACTTGCTAAGGATGTCGCGATAAAGATTAACCCCGCGATAGTCCACTCTTGATAGGTTAGTGTTATACCTTGCATAAACATTTTTTCCGTCCCCTAGTTCTATTATGCGTTGCATATAGCGCCAGTGTTGTTCATACATAAGAGGTTCGCCGCCAACCCAGTAGACCTCTTCAACACGGTGCTCTTCTACTGCTTGACTAAACTCTGCTTCGACCTCATGGTCTTGAAATCTCTCAATCTGCTTCTTGACTTCAGGTTGCATCCAAATATTCTTTGGATTGGACCAATCTATCATGTTATGTTGTTTTTGCTCAGTCTCCCAACTACTACTCAACATGTCACCACAAGTACGACATTTGAAATTACATAGATTGGTAAACCTATAATCCCAACTAACAGGCTTCATTGTAGTGAATCCTGTATCGTCTGTACTTTCTAATACTTGTATGTACTTATGGCCAAACAGGCTGTCAAAATAGCTGCGGTAAACACTGGTATTCAACAGTTTATCATTACATACCTCGCACTCTGGGAGGGTTTCCCCACATAGCATACGTAGGCGCACGGAACGCATGTGCTCCCCATTCCAGTGTTCGTCCAGCGTGATAGGTATATACTTGCCACTGCCAGCAGCGGTGTCGATATACTGTTGAAAGTTTTGTGCAGGCTCTCTGCTGGCACAGCACATCCTGCGTTCTGTTTGTGGGCTTAGATACGTATGCACCCAGGGCGCAAGGCAAAGTGTTTGTGGTTTACTCATATAAAAATCTACTATTACCACGCAGTAGCATAAAAGACATCAGGTCTTCTCTCACCTTATAACGTGCATGATACCTCAATCCAATTACTTCCCATTGTGCTGGATTTTGTTTTTCAATCCAGTCCCCGACTGAGTATCGACACTCGATGCAATACCAGACTCCTGCATCGTTTGTTTGCACAGTAACAAACGAATCGTCGACAGTAAGATATCGATATGCTTGACCGCTGCCAGATTCCATTAGTACCCCATGGCTTTTGCTATTTCTGGATGAGTATCCATGAAGGTTTGTTTACGGTATTCGTCAGTGCGTTTCATTTTTTCTAAGAACTCAGTACCGTCGCTACCCGGTCCGTTTTCAATGAAGTTAACTACATTGTTAATTTCTTGTTGGTACTTATTGGTAGTCCAAAATGTTGTCTTTAGTTTGTTTAATACCAGCTCGCGGGCAGCAGGAGTCATATACTGTATGCTCATATGATCTGGGCTATGTAGCATGTTGAAGTAGATACTACCAAATTCCTTAGTGTCTGCCCAAGCTAGCAGTTCATCTAAGTAGTAGACGTTCTGTATGTTGATGGTAAAGCAAAGTTGTGTAGTAATGTTGTGGGTGTCTACACCCTGTGCCCAATGAATGCCATCAATAATTAAGTTTGCTTCGTCCCACTTTGCGCCGTAACGTTCATATTCAAAACGTGCACCCACGTTATCAACGCTAAACGCAATATCCACACGCCCAAACTCATTCCAGACCCAAGACTTATCCATGCTCAATACATCAATACTTGCGTTTGTATTGTAGTGAATATCAATGTGCTTGCTATCCCCTGTCTGCACAGCATGGCGCAACAAGTCCCAGTGTTCTTCAATAAGCCAAGGTTCGCCACCTGTGAACTCAAAATATTTAATGTTAGGCAGCAGAGCTTTCAAGTTTTCCCAAAAGTCCGGACTTTCTTCAGGCCATTTACCTTGCTTGAGCCATTGATATGCAATGTGACTTTTCTTATCCACTGTTGGAGGTAGGTATGCCATTTCTTCTGTGGCCCACTTGCTACTGCTCCAACTACCACAGATTCTGCATTTGAGATTGCAGATGTTGCCAAGTTTGAGATCAACGAACCACAATTGGTCAGGGTCATCATTGTCCCAGTCAACCTTTGCGTATAACTCCTTGAGTCGAACTTGACTGTGTATTCTCTTGCTATCCCGTCCTGATGCCTCTTCCACCCAACATCTAGAACAAGTACTTGGCTGCTCTCCCCTACGAAACTGTTGTCGCAAAGATTGCATGTAATTGCTGTGATAAATTTCTTCAAGGGTAGTGGTACGCAACGAATACGGTACGCCGTGGTCATCTTTAATTTCCTCTTGCGCTAAACAACATGGGCGTGATGTACCCATTGGGCTTGCTTCTATGCTGATCCATGGCAGCATACAAATAGTACTTGGTAGTGTCATTTTTCTAATGCTCGCTTGATTTCCGGGAAAACGTCCCAGAATTTTTCATTTCTAATTTTATCAAGTTTAGCTGTTTCTTCGATAAAACGTGTCCATTCGTTGCTGTTATCAATTGCATTTACAAAACTCAGCATGCTCTTAAATCCACTGGTTGCACGATTTAATGCATCCTGCGGTTCCAACCATTCAATGTGTTTGTTATATGCAGGAGTAATGTAATCGTCCTTAAACCACTGTGGGAAAATATCCGCACGATACCACTTGCTGTCCTGGCAAATATTAATATTAAAATCTTTCGGATGAATAAGACCTAAGTCGCTCCATTCTCTATGAAAATCTAATACATGCAACACATTCATTGAGCTAATAGTTGCACTAACATAAAAGTCCACGTGGGGCACTTCGTCGATCATGCGTTGACGATTTTCTAATACCTGTTTCCAATCAGTGCCTTTACGGATTAATTCTGCCCGGTCACCGCTGGCGTCAAGACTTGCACCAACACTGACATTCTTAAAGTGTTTCCAGTACTCAAATACATGCTTATCTTTAAAATGCAATTCGCTAAAGTTTGTGTTGTACTGTAAACGTATATCTGTCTTACCATGCTCGATTAGTTTTTCAAGCAGATAGTAATGTTCTTTCATAATCAGGGGCTCGCCGCCAGCAAAGTATACCTGTTCCAGATGAGGAATGTGTTCTTCCATTTGCTGGATCATTCCGTCTTCGTCTCCTGTTGTGTATTCCACTCTATCCATAGGACGACCCAAAACATCAGGGCGTGTATTATATAACTTAATATGATCATTGTACCAGTTACTGCTGAAAATAGGGCCACAGGAGCGACAGCGGAAATTACAGAGATTGCTGAAGCGCACATCCCAATACCTAATTTTGAACTCAGGATGCGTTCCATCGTTGTGTGTTGCATCAATTTCTCCTATATGGTGTCCGTAGTTACGGTTAGCATCATGCCTCATACTAAATGCTCCGTGTTCTTCTCGTTCGTAACATTTATTGCATTCTTTGCAGGGCTTGTCCTGTAACATATTGGTACGCATGGTTTTGTACGCATCTTGATTCCACACTTCTGCCATGGTGTTTTTACGCAGGTCGCCTACAGGATGCCAGTAGTCTGCTAAACAGCAAGGATACGCACGACCATCAGGAAAGGCATGCATATGAACCCAAGGCAACATACAAAAAGATTTACTTTCAGTTAGTCTAGTCCATTGTTCTTCTGTTAATTTGTCACGATCGGTAAAGTACGGTGCACGAGCATTGTAGTTATACCCTTTGTTGTAAAAGTCTTTGCTCATAAGTTGTTGTACCAGTCTGCTAGTTCAGGAAATGTTGTGCAGAAGTCTTTGCCCCTGCGTTGATCGTATTGTGTGAAAAACTGTTTGAAATCGTTTTGCAATACTGATAGTTCTGCTGCACCTTCATGCGGCTGACTTACAATGTCTACATAGGCTATTAATCTTGCCAGTTGATTCTTTTCATACTCGTGCATTAAGCCAGAGTCTGCATAGCTCTTATAGAACTTGCCTAAATTGGCTGCATACTGGTCACGGATACTTTCTGGTAGGATAGTAAGTGATTGAAAACTTGGAAAGCGCAAGATATTTAGCGAGAAATTGATAGCATCCTTGCCATACTCAAGTTTCCAGTTCATTACCATTTCAAGGAAGCTGTCTAAGCTGCTTAGGCACAATGCATTGACTGTACACATCACATGCAGTCCACGGAACTTGCCACTGTCTAGTAGTCGCTCTACGTTGTTAGCCCAGTCGTCAAAGTTAATACCATCTCGAATATACTCTGCCTGCAAGCCAATTGATTCGTTACTGGTGTACAAGTCAACTTCTACACCGTCTATGCTGTCTAACAAACGATCGATATCTACTTCTGTGCCTAGATTGCTGTTAATGGCTAGTCGTGTCTTGCTCTTGCCTTTGTTGATCTTAAACCAATCGATCAGCTTCCAGGTCTCGCCTGACATTAGTGGTTCCCCACCTGTTATTCGAAGTTCTTTAAGGGTTCGGTGTAAGTCACTTTCCCACCAGGCGTGAAACGCTTCCACATAAGGATTAACCTGACCGAATTTATACAGTTGACTATTATCATGACTGTGAGTAAAATGGTTCCGGCCATCACTAACCAGCCCTGTGTATGCCCCATTGCGTTTAATGTCGTTAACCCATGTAGTACTAAAAGCTGGGTTACAGTAGCTACAAGCAAACTGGCAAGTACGGTCAAAAGCAATTTCCAGGGTTTGTAAGTTGACGTCGTTGGACGCTGGCAAACGAAATGCATCATCTAAATCCTTATCTTCATATATAACTGTTTTGTAAACGCGGTCACTGATACTGTCTTTGCCTATATCTTCGATTTTCCAACAGTATTCGCACCCACTTGGGCGTTCGCCCTTTTGCATCTGTTCACGTTCCATTTTCTTTTTAGAAGTGTTGTGCAGTGCTTTAGGATTTGTTTTAAGTTCTTCTACATCAATGGCATGGGGCAATGGATGATGGCAGCTAGTTGTTTGACCACTGCCTAACCATATGGTAGCGTTGTACCACTTGGCGGCACAGAATGATTCTGACTTAATGTCAATCACTCTACGTTTGTATTCTATGTCTGATTCGTTGGTTAGTTTAGGCATCTGTTATTTTAACATGTTTAGTATTCTGTTTGCAAGTTTCTCAAATTCGGTTCTCCTAGGATGCATACCGTCTGGAAAATTAACATGATCTTTAGTTAAGTCTTGTAACGCTTCGCCGCGCTCAATTTCTGTTAAAACCTGTTCTATACCATTGGGTTTTAAATAGTCGTATACTGCATCAACCCCGTCATACTTTAAAAAATTATGAGGTACTGAATCAAGTGCTAACAATTCTTTAAGCCAACTATAGATCTTTATTTGAGCGAAAGCAAAGTTATCAATTGTGTGATCTAATTTACCTACTCCACCGATTACAATAAATGGAATATCGAATCTTTCAAATATTTCTCTTTGGGCGTATTGATAATTACACAGATTTACATACTGCATAGCATCAACAAAGCTCTTGCCTTGTATGTTTGGATACTGTTGCTGCCCTGCCTCTACTTGATTAAGAACAAATTGCACTATGTCACGCACCGGCTCAGTATGGAACCAAATTATGTAATCATAGTCCGAATTCTCTGTCATTAGTTTGTGGCAAGCGTATCTTAATTGCCCAAAGTTTCCTTCACCGCCGTAGGACAAGTTATTTACAGTATGCCCAAACTTTTTCAAGTAAAAATCTAAACCGGTGTTTGGTATCGACACACAACCTCTCGTGTCGTTTGTTAGCCGCCATTCTCCGACTCCCCAACTATCTCCAATGATTAAAAATTTCATTGCTGTGCGTAATACTTACACTCATCCCAAAACTCTTTCATTGTTGGGAAAGTCTTTAAAAAGTCAGTGCCGCGTCTTGTATCATGATGATTAAAGAAACGGTAAAAGTCAGCACGTTGGGCATTGATATAAACTGTATCTAATTTGCTGCCTTCTTTCATCCAATCTATGTCTCGGCGCATACGCTGTATCTCATAGTCTTTGAAACCTTGGAATGGCCTGTCTGTGGTTTCTCTATTTGTCTCCATCCAGTCTGCTACACGTTCTAATACACCAACGTATACCGAAGGTAGTATTTGCAAACTCTGCCAACTCGGAGTACGCAATAAAGGAGTATCAAACCAAACTCGTTGGTAAGTCTTGCTATGATGTTTTCGTAAAGCCAGAATCCATTCAAGCTGTTGTTGTAGTCCCAAAATGCCGAGATTGTTCATAGTAATAATGAATGTAAGACTGTTGCGGTACGGAATTTCTTCTAAGTACCTATTCACGTTCCACACAACACGTTCAAATGACATGCCATGTCTAATGTATTCGGCTTGCTTCCGATTCCCTGAGTCCAAACTAACATACTGCATGAAATGCTCAATCTGTGTGTTGCACAAACGTTTTACATAATCAAGATACTGATCCATCAGCTTAGGCTCTACGCTGAAGTTGCTGGTTACATTCAAATGCAGGTCGGGTTTGGGCATAGCCAACACATAGTCAAATACCTTGTAAGTATTTTTGTCCATTAGTGGCTCGCCGCCTGTCATGCGGAAGTGTTTAAGTTTAGGATATAATGCGGGCCACCATTCCCAAAAAGCATCAACGTATGGATTATCCTCACGATGGGGGATAGGTCGTCGAGCACCCGTAAAATGAGCGGGGTCATTATGGGGAATACTAGTGGGAAATGCTCCGTGTCTAGCAACTTCGTCAGCCCAACTGCTGCTAAACTGAGGGCTGCAATAACTACACTTAAGGTTACAAGCGTGATTAAAATTGACTTCCACATAACTTGGAATCGTATCTTCTTGTCCTGTGCTATTTCTAATTTCGTCATAGTGTTCTGCTGCCCACGGCTCTCCGCTTCTGTAATGTCTATCACTTAGTTGATTGTGTGCTTCGATGTTCCAGCAATAGCTGCACTCGCTAGGCTTTTCATCCTTCAACATGATCACACGCTGTTGCTTCTTGTGTTCGGTGTTGTGCAATGCACTGGGATTGACCTTTACTGCATCTGCATCAATTTGGTGCAAGGGAGGATGATAGCAACTGTTGTTTAGCCCAGTCGGAAGATGCAGGCTTACTTGCTTCCATTTAGCCAGGCAAAGTGCAGGACCCAAGTTGTCCTTCATAAATTCTGCACTGGCCATGAAATTGCTTTTACTCACGAACCATTATTCCTTGATTTTTAAATTGACTCATGTAATGATGTTTAAAGAATCTACTTTGTTCTGCGTTTAAAGAAGTAATAGGCAATCCCAATCTGGTCTTTAAGGCATGATCAACTTCGAACGTAAAGTCTTCTCCCATGTACTCTGCTGTGTTATACTTTTCCCAGAGTTCTTCAAGTTTTGCAAAATTTTGGACTTCTGTGTAATCCCAATCGGTTAACATGGTAAGGTACGTTCCTAGTCTGGCTCCACGGATAGCATATGTTCCGTGATCCACGTCTTGCCCAACTGACTGCCAGATGCATAAGTTATCGTAGTTCCTAGAGACAATCCTTGAGGTGAAGTTTAAAAGGCTGGGCCTAGCTCCTCGGTCCAAACACATCTTAACACCTTCACGAAACCCTGCACGCCAGGCCTGGTAGGCACTTCCGTTTGGATATGTTGTTGAACATACATCCGCCATTGCCCAATACTTCGGGTGAAAGCAAAATTCCACAAGCGTCTCATCGGACCCGTCCGAGGCTTCGTGAGTCCGCATGCTATAAACAAAATCTTTAGTCCAACTCGAAATGCCGCCGTTTCCATACTGAAGTCCATTTATATTGTTACGTGCTCTCCATCGAAAAACGCAATCATGATTATTCGCATCCAGAGTAAGCTGCTGATTAAAAAATGCAGCATCGGGGATGTTATCTCCGTCAATGAGTATAAATCTTTCCGTATCTGAGGCATCAGCAGCGGCTTTGTGAGCTGCGTCACTACCCAGTACTCCATCAACCCTTTTCGCCCAAGGAACAATATTCTGAATAGTGACCCAGAACTCTTCTTTTTTTGGTTCGTCATATGTTAAGTAGATGCAGTCTAAATCTGCAACATCAATTATTTCGGTCATAGTGCTCAACGTCTGTATATTCTTCGTCTTGATTAAGAGCAATAGCAGGGTGGTTCTTAACTACTGGTTGTCCTGTAGTTGATCTTTTAAGTCGTGACTTTAACGGTGCAGAAGGATCTAACTGTGTTAACTTGCCCTTAACCACACGCATGAGCTGTGTGTTTGCTTTGTTAAATATGTCAGGATGATCTAATACAACAAAATTGTCACCAATTGGGTGATCGTACTCCCACATACCTATTATAGTACCATCTTCATTATAGTACAACCGATACTGTTTAAATGGTATAGGCTTTAGTCGCTCTTGCTCGGCAACCATTTCTAATGCTTTAAGAAATTCTGGATCTAGCATAGTAATCAATCATCTCGTCTGTTACAAAATCTTTTACGTAATAATGAAATGGGTGGTATTGGTTAATGTTGTTGACTCGTATCATTCCGTGGTCAAACACAGTTGTATAAACATCACTAAATGTTTGAGTTTCTGCATACCCATTTACTGCTGGCTTCATGTGCACAAAATTAATGTAGTCAATTGGCAGTGTGCACAATTCGTTGCCAATAACTTTTGCAGCAATGGCATACACTACATCTGTCGTAGGCGTTTGGTCACATTTAACTAACTCTTGTTGCACAGAATCCCATTGTTCAAAGATTTGTCTGGCAGTAAAGAAAAAGTTTCTAGCAGTATTACTAAATCTAAAGTACATCAACCCGTTATAGACATCGGGTAAACTGTTGTTGTCAAATATTGATCTATATTCGCGGCAACTGCTTAACTTCTGCTCATAATTTCTGCACCCAGTACTTAATACAACATCACGTAATCTAAAAGTGTCCCACCAATGGTCAATACTGCGTGTAAACAATAGGTCACTTTCTAACTTGATTGTTTCTTTAAACGGTGTTAACCAAAATGCCATGGCCTCTGCATCAAATGGGCCATTACTGTCATGCACAATAATATAATCAAATACTGCACGATGTAGATCTGTAATCAATGCGTTGGTATTACTGTCAACTACTACTGCGTACCGATTGATCTTTTGTGTAGCTTTTACGTTTAGAGCCTGAACATATGCAAGGTGCAAATAATCAATGTCTGTGTTTTTCGCAAAGGTCAAATAACCTTGCTGTTCTTTATGCTGTGACATTTTCTATAAACTTTTGAAAGTCTTCGCTTTGTAGATACCTCTTGCTCATAATATGCAAGTTTGTTCTAGGAACCACGTATGATTTAAAGTCGTCTTTGATCACTAGAAAATTGTCTTTTATTGTAATGCTGTTAATAGGCGTATCAACCGTCAACATAGTGCCAGGAATCCCTATGTCAGATACAGTATATCCATTTAAAATTATGTCTGCCATGGAAAATGCGTAATCATTTCTAAATGAGCCACCTTGTACATTAAACAATGCTTTGTAGTATTCGTAATTGTGTTGTATTCGTTTAACTAGGTCAAAATATTGTTTTGCTCTGTCTGTTTTTCGGAATGCAAACACTGTGGCCCATACATACGGTAAACTGTTATTGCCCATGTACTCATTGTATTCTTGAGTCAATGAGTTGCTGTGTCTGAGCAAAAGGTAATCCCACGACTGCTTAAATATCTTTAACAGATTGGTATCTTGCACAATGTAGTCAACATCAATGACCAATGTTTCATCGTAGGGACTTAGGTCGTATGCTGCACTTCTGCCAATGTTCTTCCACTGCACAAAGCTATCAGTGTCAATGCTATATCTAGTATTGTTAAACTCTGCTGCATAGTTGTCGGAGATAACAGTATATGGTAATCCTAATATGCGGCTTGCAACAGAAAGAGTTTTTTCTGCAATCGCAACATAATCAACTTGATTAGTGTTATAGGCAAAGGCAACTATGCCTTTAGATTTTTCTAATTTTTTTGAGTTCTGCATATTGTTGGTGCCACTCATTCATTACTCTATGATAGTGCTGCTGTGCAGTTACTAAGAACACTTGCCTATCTACTTCAATTGGATTTTGGTATGCATCTTCCAAATAGATAACATCGATTGGCATAGACTTAACAAACGCCAATAGTTCCGGCGTCACTTTAAATAGCCCACCGTTGTGTGCTATGTGTAAGTCTGTTTGGATTTTTTCCCGAAGGATTTTTTTGTTTGTTTGAAAGTCCGTGGCTAAACGAATTTCGTTAATTAGATTAGTAACTTCTGAGCTCATAGGTAAACATAAGGAAACGTAGCCTATTTTACAACAGACTACGTGTTATGTCAATCTATTACAAAGCCGAGATAGTTACAGTGCCCCAGGTGTTACTCAAGTTGGTAGTTTCTGGGTACGAGATATCAATTGAGTTGATTACGTTTACACCAAACGAGTCATCAAAACCAAATGTTCCAGTTGTGCCGTCTGTTCCAGAGTTGGTAGTTAATGTTAACCAGAAGTCTACGTTGGTACCGTTGTCATTATTTGATCCTTTGGTACCGTTGACGTTAACAGCAATGGAACCAGTGTCTGCGGTATAGTTTGTAGTAGTACTGGTTACGCTAACAACAGTTACGTTAGAGTTGTATGTTGTTGTGTAGTAACCTTTTGTGGTATCGTTGGTGCCCAACGTACCGCCAGTGCCAGTGCGGCCGCCATTGGTGTTGGCTGCAAACAAACCAACTCCGCCCATGAAACCAATTAAAGAAATGATTTCGTTTGTTCTAGCAGTTGTACTTGCGTTTTGTGTGCCCGAACAGTTTAATTTTAATCTTCCGCCGGCATTAAAGAAATAACGTGCTTGATCGGCTGATGCAAAAGCTGCACGTACACCAAATGATCGTGTCACAGATGTTCTAGCAGTGCCACCAGTTGGTGGGTTGCTGCCTGCGTTAGCAACTGCTAATGTCCACGGAGTCGATAGTGCCGACCCGGCAGTGACAGCAGAGTTACTAGCAAAAGTAAGTCTGTTATTATATGCAGTAGTAACGTTGGCGGTTAGAAACTGTAAGTAATTAACAGTTGTACCAGCAGTCGGAGCAGAATAAATTGTATTTGACCCCGATTGGTGCTTGATTATACTGTTTAAACTGTTGATAAGTGAAGCCCATTGGGTAGCTGTAACTGTACTAGCCACAGATACTTGACTCACTGCTGTTTGTCCATAACCAGCAGAACCGCTTCCAACTGCCCATACAGTGTTAATTGTGTTAATTGTGCTACTAGGACTTGTACCAACTATTGTGTTGTAGTCAGTAGCTTGAATTAGGCCGCCTTGCGAATATGACATTACTTGTATCCTTACGAATTTAATTTTACCACGGCTTCGATTACGCCGGGGCCATTTGTTGTTTTGTGCTCTAGAGCCCTACCAATTACATTCCATGTTGTAATTTCTTCTTTTTTACCAGCTCTAGCCATACCGTTTCCTGCGCTAACCAAACGATCACCTTTGCGTACTGCGCCAACTACTTTAACTGGAACTCGTCCTTGTACTGCAATTGGGGGGTGGGTTTTGTCTGTGCCTGCACCAGAATTCATTAGATATGCTGCTTTTGTACTTATGACGCCAAAGACAGAATCGCTTAAATCTTGTCCAACTGCTGTAATTTCTTTCTCGCCGCCCATTTCAACAACTGTTCCTGCATCATATTCTGCATCTGCTTCAAAGCGTTCTGCCAAGTCGGCGTATTGTGCATGAATAGCGGTACCATAAATGTTGTTAAACCAATTTGTACTTGAACCTAAATTAGATGCCAAATTGCTTGTTGGTACTATATTTCCCGACAATGTTATTGTGTCAACCACTGCACTGGCTGCGGTCACTACGTTCGAGTAAGTCTGAGCAAAATAACGAGTAGAAGAACCTAGTGTTGCATTTAAGTTTGCTAGCGGAGTGATGCTACGTACAATAGACATGGCATTTAAATAACCATTGTTAAAATAGTTACCAGACGATCCTAGGTCTGCTGCCACGTTTGCTGCGGGAGTAATACCTGTTAATATATTAACGGACCCAATGTAGCCATCACTAAACCAATTAGTAGACGACCCGAGAGTGGCGCCCAAGTTACCAGTAGGAGCAATATTTGCAATGGCTGTTAGATTCTTTGTGTAAACATTGTTGAAATAATAACTAGTAGTACCAACATCAATGTTGGCATTGCCCACTGGCTTGATGCCGCCGACGCCCAACGTTACACCTTGTGTACCTGTAATGCTCAATGATGTAAATTGTCCTGTGCTCGGCGTGGCGTTACCGATTGGGGTATTATTAATGGCGCTAAATTGACCTGTACCGCCAACAGTGGCTAATTCAAGTCCGTTATATGATGAAAACCCAGTTGAGGTAAATGTTGATCCGGTTGGGATTGTGATGTTGCCAGCAATAGCTGTAGCCGTTAAGCTAGCTGTGCTAATTGATGTAGACGAAATACCGTTAACTGTAATACCACCGCCTGCATCGCGCTGAACTAGTGTACCAGCTGTGGCTGCTACGTCTTGTGTGCTTAATACCCAACTTGGGCTAGCGGTGGTGCTAAAATTCAAACCAGCTTTGATTGTAACAAACCCAGGCATAGCTGAAGTAAATGTGTCTTTAGAGAATATAGCGTACACTACACCACTAAAACGTAATTGTATAACGATGTGGCCACCACCTGAGCTGTCAGCCATAATTACCGGGAACGCACCGGTGTCTCCTGTTGCTGCACTTGCAGCCGGTCCTACCGTAACCCAGCTGGTGCCAGAATATACTTTTAGCTGATTATTAGTTGTGTCAAACCATAAGTCGCCACCTAATGCACTTAGATCGCCCGGGGGACTATTAGCTGGCGCACTGGTTGCACCTGTACTAATTTTCCAGCTGGTACCAGAATATACTTTAAGAATGTTATTGATCGTGTCCCACCACAACTGTCCTTTTAAGGGGTTAGGGGGTCCAGAACTGTTGGCAAAGTTTTCCAACAGTCTGACAAAATTCTCATTTAAAAACTCGCCATATCCTGCGTAGTTCTTACCAATTAAAACTAGACTAGAATGGGAGTTATCGTAGGTACCATCAGATAGCCCGCCTGGAATTAGGCTGTTTCCGTTAGTTAAATTAATTGTATACGCCACGTATTATCCTTTGATTACTTGTTATATTTATGGGTTTATTACACCATCTTTTGTATGTAACACAACGAATAGAACGGAGGTCTATTATCAATGCTGGCTGGCACAGTTGCCCCTGTATTGGCTACAGTTGTTACTACTGTACCAGCTGGTGTACCTGCTGATGCTCCTGCTAAAGAGATGCCAGTTGATGCCGATGATGTACTCTGTGTTGATGCGCTCCACCAATTGGAGTCCGGACCCGACGAGGTTCCGCCGACTAATGATAACTTTGTATAATTGTGAGTATGCCCAGGATCAGTGATAGTATGCGTATGCGAACCGAGTGCGGTTCCAGTAAACGCAGAATTCGCTGTGTGAGTGTGCGAAGGCATATTGCCCAATGACAGTGTAGTTGTTGCTGCGCCACCGTTGGCACCAAATGCGTAAAGGTTACCTGCGCCCACAATAAATCTATCACGCAAGTCCGGAGTATTGTTTGTTCCGTCACATAGTTGGAACCCAGCTGGGATACTTGCTGCGGTACTGTTCCACATCCATATAACACCTCTTGGTACTACTGAATGCACAAACTCTGTGGTTGCAATTGCAGTGTTACTAGCCGAGCTTGGCATAGTAGTAGCAGACGATGTTATTAAGTTTGCTGATGTAAACACATTGTTTACTCCAGTTACTTGTGATATATTGCCACCAGTTATACGTGCATTACCTGTACTTAAATTAGTAACTACCAATGTAGTAGCACTACCTGCTACTTGTGTTATAGCACCACCTGTAATAGCAACGTTCGACGAACTAAAGTTAGTTATAGAACCAGTTGTGCTGATTAATGATGTTAACCCTGTTACTGTGCCGCTGGTTGCACGAATATTACTCGTTGATAAGTTAGTGATATCAGCTGATGTACTAGACATATTAGTTAGGCCGGACATTGACCCGCCACTAGCTGATATGCTAGATAGTACCGACAAGGTATTAACAGTTGCCGCAGTAGCACTCATTGAATTCAATTGAGTTACGTTGCCGCCTGTAATTTGTACGTTTGACGATGTAATATTACCAACTGTGCCGGTTGCTGCTGTTAAGTTAGTAACTGTTAGTGCCGATGTAGCTACTGCTGTCAATCCAGATAATGTTCCACCATTGATTGTGGCAGTGCTTGCAACTAACGAGGCAACGCTAGCTGTTGTGCCACTGATATTGCCCGTTACGTCACCCGTTACTGGGCCAATTAGTGATCCAGTTACTGTTCCGGTTACATCACCTGTTACTGGGCCAATTAGTGATCCAGTTACTTGCCCGTTTACTGTGCCAATTAAACTACCAAGCACAACGCCATGTATGTTGGCGTTAATACTGGGTCTAATTTCAGAATTAAAAGTAATACCAGAGTTGATAGTAGGGAACCCGGTTATCGGAGGGCTTGGGGTAAAATCAGAATCATTACTGACTGTAGCGATTAATACGTTACCAACCTGTAGTTTAATAATGTTATGCGTTGTGCCAATGGTAATGCCATCATTGACTGTGTCCGGGATAGCACCGCTTACACCTAATTGCTTTGTATAAATTGGGCCAACTAGCTTAAATGTACCAGCGTCCTTGATAAAAGTTTGTTCTGTTACTGTATTAAACCAAACATCACCATTGGTGGTGTTTACTGGCTGGATGCCCGCGTTAGTGATACCAGCTACCGATTTGTAACCGTTGGGTGTGAATACGTTTAGTTTCTGGTTGTATTTGTCGTACCATAGCTGCCCTTCAAGGTTAACACCCCCGGGAGCAATATTGGATGAGAAATTTTCTAGTAGATAAACTAAATTTTCGTTTAATTTTTCGCCGTAACCCACGTAGTTCGGCCCCGGTAAAGTCAAACTGGTTGTGCTATCTGCACTTCCATCAGGGATAGTAACTAGTTCTGTTCCATCACTTTTAATGATTGTATACGCCATGGTTCTTGTTCTCTTTTACTTACTTATCTAAAATACAACTAATCTTATCCCCAGGTTATACGTATAAACCCAGATGTTCCGCTTGTACCTGCTGTACCATATTCGCCGTCTTCGCTGTAGCTGCCGCCTGTACCGCCACTGGCATAGCCCTCAACTGCTGCGCCGCCTGCACCACCACTTTGATTCCAGCCGTCCCGGTCATCGTTTACATAAGTGCCGTTTGTTCCGGGGTTAGTGCCAGTACCGCCTGTTCCGCTACCAATTCCACCACCGCCGCCGCCCGGAGCAGTCGTAGTACCAAATGATGTAGATTCTCCCGAATTACCCCCGGATCCGACGCCGCCACCGTTGCCTCCGCGCCCTACATAGTATCTTATAGTCTGACCCGGAGTAACATTTACTGTTGTATTAACCAAGTTGCCGCTGCCGCCGCCGCTGCCGGTCCATACTGGTTCTTCGTTGTCTTGACATCCTGCGCCACCACCACCACCACTGATCATGTGAAGATTCACTGAGTAGATACCCGGAGGTACAACAAACGTATAAGATTGACCGGGAGTTGATCTTTCAACCAGGCCACTAGACGGATATACCTTTTTCCACTGACCGTCGACATTTCTATAGATGTTGCTTATATTTTTCCAGTCGGGTCCAACTTTTACTTTACCCTCAATTAGCTGTTGCCAATCTACTTGTGCTGGCACTGCTGGCCCTAGCCCAACTAACCTACCTGATGTGTTAAACGTATGTGTTATGTACCTAACTTCTTGACCATAAAAATCAATAAAGGTTTCGCCATATGTAACTGTCCCGCCCTGAAAGTATGGTTTTCCAGTAACCGATAGATATTTGAATTCTGTAATCCCGTTGGGCCCAGAAGCGTAATTCATCGACGAGCTGGTAGAATTTGCAAATCCAGATGGGATTAAACTTTGACCTGTTCCGCCAGAGTATGCTCCACTATCTCCGCCCCTAAGCGGGCCCGCAGCGCCGCCATATGGGTAGCCGCCTCCGCCTCCGCCTCCGCCTCCGCCGTCGCCCCCTTTATCGGGTCCTTGGCCGCCAACTGGAGTATCAGTATATCCACCCGAGGTAGCTACGCCCGGTGGACCGTTGCCACCGCCACCGCCACCGCCGCCGCCAGCAGCAACAATAAATAATTCGCCGTTATATTTTATCGAAGTAGCTGCGCCACCGGCGCCGCCCGAACCACTTGTGCCAGCAGGGCCAGAACGGCCGCCGCGACCGCCATTGAATCCATTTGAACTTGTACCTGCATATCCGCCACGGACGCCACTGCCACCGTAACCTTGTTCTCCACCGAGTCCAATGTCAATAACAAGAGACTCGTTCAGGTTTACAGTTAATGTACCTGTAACAGTTGCTCCCGGATATCCCGGATAACCAGCAGCAGAGTCGTTACCACCTTTACCACCGCCGCCACCTTTGACAGTTATGTCTAGGTCTGCATAAATGTGTTGGCGTGTTGTGGAAGACTTTACATACAGTCCGCGATTATATGTCATTGATTATCCAATCTGGAACCAGAAGTCGCCGTTGTTACCCGCTGCACCGTTGGTACTAGAAATAACACCAGATGTATCACCGGGACCTGTTGTTGCCACAGTGTAGTTAAACTGCTTTGCTGCAATAGATGTATTCACAAAAGCTGTAGTAGCAATCATTGTACTGCTGTTACCTGCTGTAGGAGTAGGCGCCATTGGTACACCAGTTAATACTGGACTTGCTAGGTTTGCTTTCAGCGCAAGACCGTTTGCTAAGTTTACTGCGGTTGTATCTGATAACTGACTTATTCTTGACGAGTAATCTGTTGTTATTACTGCCGCAGCATTTGATACAAAACTTGTTGTTGCAATTTGTGTACTATTTGCTCCAGTCACTGGATCCGGTGCACTTGCAATTCCTGTTAAGGTTGGATTGTTAATCGGAGCCAATAACACAACAGCGTTGTTTAAATTGGTAATACTTTGTGATTGTGCTACTGCATTGGCTGTTGCTGCTGCAAACTGGGAATTTACTTGTCCGGTTAACGTAGAAATGTCAGTGTTAATAGATGACACCGCAAGATTTAAGTTTGCATTAGTAGACAGTGTAAGTGCACTAATGCTAGCACTAAGATCTTGGTTAACCTGTGTTACGTTTCCGTTGATTTGACTAATTTGAGTCTCAACAATATTGGTCAAGGTACTGTTAACTAAATCAACATAGCCTTTATTAGCAATGCCCATCTCTTTAGTGGGGGAGCCAGTTACATAAGACAACCCAGTTGAGCCATCAACTTGCACTGCACGAACGTTACCGCTAGCTCCGTTGACATACAATTCAATGTTACCATTGAAGTTCTTGTTTTGTATGTTTAAAGACTTGTTACCAAAGTAAATATTTGCATCAGTAAAAGATGCGGTACCAGTAATAGCAACGTCTTTGGTAAATGTAGTATTAGCGTCAACTCGAGCAAATACGTTGGCAAATAGGCCGCCTACGCTTACGCTGTTAGTTGCTGTACCATTTATCATAGTACCGTTGATTAAATTTATACCTGGATTTATAGTTGTAAATCCAGTAACTGGACTTAATGGAGTAAACGCAGAAGTATACCCACTAGTGATAGATACTACATTACCACCACTGTAGGTTACTAATACTACTCTACTATCTGAGTTGGAGTCCAATATAGTTTCAACTACAGGGCCCGATGTGCCTTGACCAGTAGAATATACTGGACCAATTAATTGCCAGCCAGTGCCAGTCCAAACTTTTAATTGACTGTTAACAGTGTCCCACCATTGGTCTCCTGTTTTTTTAATAGTAGGTGCAACATTAGCAACTGTTTGTTCGCTAACTGGAATAAAGTTAACACCGTTGTAAACATTTAATCTTTGATTACCTGTGTCCCACCATAATGTGCCTGCAATAGGAGCAAAGCCCACACTTTGTCCTGGAGGAATATTATCTGCAAAATTCTCTAATAGACGAAGAAAGTTTTCGTTTTGAATTTCGCCGTAACTAACATAATTGCGACCAATTAATGTTAATCCAGTTTCAGTATTAGTTGTTCCGTCAAATAATTCTACTAGAACATCACCGTTAGTTTTGTTAATAATATAACTCATTGCATTATCCTATTGAACTTAGATTTGTCAATGTTTGAATACGCACTGTATAGTCAATTTGAATTAAACGGTTTAGAGCTTTTTGTACTGGGTGGAATACCACGTGAGTTAATAATAGCCCAGTACTGGTTAGACCGACTGTGCCGTCTGTACTGTGACCACGTAGTCCTAGTTCATCAAATACATATTCTCCATCAAGGTTTTGACTGTTGTCAAATGCAGCTTGACCACTTGGCTCGCCGTAATCTAATAAGCAACTAACTAAGATGTCTGTGTACAATGCTCCAGGAATATGGGCAATGGTCATTTTGTTATTACTTGGATCCAAGTTGGCAATACTGGTATCATCAACAATTTTGCTATATGTGGGATTGTACAAATTGGTATTCTGTCCCACTGTGTTTGTTGGTAGATAGGTAATAATACCCGTTGGGTCTACGCTAGTTCCGCCATTGCCAAACACCATCTCATATATGAAATTTTGACCTTTATTAGCGATAGAATTAGCTAGGGCTACACTAAAGTTTTCATAGTGAATGGCATTGGGCTTGTCGATAAAAACTTCGCCGGTTTCGGGGTTGAAGATTTTAATATGACCCCTTACATATATTCCAGAGTGTTCGTCTGGTACTTTTTTCACTTGTTCCACTGTTTTTTCCTCTATTCTATCTGAATTTGTGTTTGACATATGAGATTTATCAGTATTTATCATGGCATATACCCTGGGCTATTAAGCAAGAAGTCTGATGCAAACGTATGACTGTTTATCAAACCATTACCTGTTGTTGCTGTGCCTACACCAACATCGTACCAAATTTCCCCTGTAGCAATGTCTGTATTGGCAGCAAGAGTTACTTGACCTGCTGTGTTTACCATACCAATTGGGTTATAAGAAACTTTATTGGCTATGGTTGTAACTCCGTTGACAATTAAGTTTCCTGTGTTCCAGGTAGTAGTTGGGCCTACTCCAACTACTGCAACAATATTGGCATTGTGCACAGTTTCCAACAAACGAACATTGGCACTAGATCCAACTTGGGTAATAAATTCCCCAATATTGGCGCTGATTGCATGTGTTGCAGTTAGTAGGTAACTTACGTTTCCAGTAACGGTGTAAGTTGCAGGGCTTGCACCAACATTTGATTTAGTAACAGTTGAGTTTGGCACAACTTGCTGACGACTTCCGTCTGTTGCAATGCTGCCCTGTGCTTGTACTAATGTCGGAGTACCATCTACACCACGACGTATTTGTGTAACTGAGTTAACGTCAATGATTTCTGCATTGGTTGCCACAACATTAAATGTTGCACCATATACGTTGCCAGTTGTGACATAAGTATTTCCGCTATAAGAAATCAATGACCCCGTTGTAACAGTTAGGTTAGCAGTCCACGGAGTTACTGTGTCATGACTGTAATTTCTGTAGTAGGTAATCTTTTCGCCGTTTACAAACAGTACGCCGGGAATAGCCATATCAGGGTTGGCTTGTGGTAATACTGATGCATCAGTTAAGTGTACCACTGTATCTGTCAAGTGCAGAGTTTGACTTAATGTGGTTGTGTTGGCTGCTGCAATTCTATAGAAATGCCGACCTTGGTTTAAATCGTCAAACAATCTAAATGCATAGTCGTTAACAGTCGGGCTAACATTAGAGAATACACTAATGTTTACACTGTCAAACATCTGGCCCGGTACTAATTCTTCTGGGGCGTGGCTTTCATACGTATCAACATATGCTCCGCCATCAATTAAGATGTCGCTAGGGTCAACTCCCAGTGCATCAGTAAAGCGACTTTGAATTATGCTGTCTGTGTTGATACCAACCTTAGTCATCGAGTCTGCATATACTTGCTCAACGTTGGCAGATATATTTGCAAACGAACCACCGGCATCAAATACGTTGCCAGTTGTCAAGTACAAGTTACCACCGTATGTAATTAACTTGTCCGGGAACACTACAAGGTTAGCAGTCCAAAGCTCTGCGGTATTGCCATCAACGATTACACCAGGATAACTAATACCATCAACATATAGACTTAGATCAACGTTGCCGTTAAACGCAGTAATTCTATCATTTGCAGAAGTAAAGTCTCCTGCACCGATTTGAGTTACGTTAGCAATCGGGAACTCTACATTGGCATCAATTGTATAGTCGTTCTGATCTAATTTGTACAATATCTCGTCTAGACGTATGATTGTGTTTGCTGCAATAACTTGTCCTGCAACAACTTCATCCCATGGTTGGAATACATTTGATGTAGTATACGAAGTTCTATCAAACTTGATTTTTGTCTTAACGCTACGAACAACGTTGTGTCCGGTATTGTTACCGTCAAAGATGTTACGTAGTACAGCTCTTGCTACTGCGCCTGTGCCAGTGCCATTGATAACAATAGTCGGAATACTAGTGTATCCAGAACCTGGGTTAGTAATAACAATGCCAGATAGCTGACCATATGCATTTACTTCAGCATACCCTTCGGCTCCTTTACCATTGCCACCAACAAAAGAAATTTGCGGTGGTAACAAGTAACCTGTACCGGGACGCTCAATAATAGTATCTACTACCTTGTATGCATAATTGTTTGCCCACTGGCTATATACTCCAGTTTGTAACTTTGCTGCGTCTGACGACAATTCACCGCTTGGGCTTCTGTAAACATTTACGTTACTATCCCAGTATGGTGGCAAGTCAAAGTCTGTAATATCTCCATCAAATTGATCTTGACGTTCGTAGTCAACTACAAACTCGCGAATAATAGTTCTGTATGGTTTAACTTCGTTGATATAATCAACATAGAAGTTTTGGTTGTCAGAAATATATGCCGGGAACTGCTCCAACTTACGAATATGTTGTATAGCGTTAATAAAGCTGGTCTTAAATAACCAATCAACGTTACGCTGTTCTGTTAAGATATACTTGATAATTGTAAAGAAAATCTTGTTGTATTCACTTGCAATATCATCAGTAAATATCTCTTGCTTCATGGCCAACAACATCTGACGAGTTTCTTTTGCAGGTGGCATAACGTTGGACAATACTTGAATAGTACCCGATTCAATACCAACCAAGTTTAACTTCAAAGAACTATCAATGTGATATACTAAGAATTTGCCATGTCCGTCATCTAACACCTTGATATATGTATTAGGTTGTAGTGTTAACTTACCAAACTCTAAGTTGTTTGCAACGGTCAAGTCCGGGGTTGAGGTTGGGTCATACGAACTATCAAACCAATCTGTGTAATACCAGTACAAACTGGTCTTGAAACTCTGTACTCGAGGTTCAGAGTTAAACGCAGTACCATTCCATGTGTAGATAGCCCACTTAGTAGAGTAGTTAACATCATCGAGTACAATTACTTTAGTACCAACTGATAACTTATTTGGATTAATGTAAGATAATTCAATAAACGTATCAACTGATAAATCGTATTCGCCAGAATCTGCTGCCGGCACAGGTTCGCTACTGTTCATTAAAGTCAGTGGCTTTCTGATAACCGTTGGATACTCGGCCAAGAAGTTATTGATCAAGTAAATGACGTTGTACAATGCATCATCTTTACGCATGATCATTGTTTGCACAGGACGATTGCCGATGCCGTAACGTTGGCTTACTGGCAAGGATGGGTCTGGCACAGGATTTCCGTTTGCATCAATACCAGACAAACTGTCATTGAGCTTGTTGATCAATTGAGCAGGAATTGGATTAGTAGTGTTACCTTCTTGAACTAACGCATATTCACTATGAATTAGTTTCTGTTCGCCAATCTGTGTCCCTAGGTGCAATATTGAATTTTGACCAGTTAATAACTGGTTCACATTGTACATAGCAATACTGTCATTACGAAGTACTGTTGCATAAGGAATACCTTGCTCAGCTGGGCTTTCAATTGCATTAGCAATGGCCACGACGCTGTTGCTCTTGCCAGCACGGGTATTAATAATATCTCTGTTTGATACCCAGAAATAGTACTTCAATTTGATATTGCCGCCTTGGTCAACATATCCAGAAGTACAATATGCGCTGTCGTCTGCGTGTAACGGAGTACCAGAACCAGTATACTGACTTGGAACAGTGGTGCTTTCTACCCACTCGTATACGTCAACACTGCTGCCCGGGAATGTTTGCCCCCAACGTGTGAGTCTATAGATCAATGCATCCTGTTCGTAATCAATGTAACGAATAGAATCCAAATTCCACCAAATCTTACCAACTTGGTTTGCACCCCAATGCAAGTCAGGAGAAACAACGCCTGTACCTGCGTTGTACATTGCAGGATCAGCGATTACTTTAAAGTCAATGTCTTTATCAATTGTGCTTAACAACTTGCCTTTGGCTGGATCAATAAAGTCCAATGCTGCAAGAATGTTGTTGTCAGTCTTGTTATAGATAAATGTACGACTAATAGTGTCAATATCAACTTTGGCCTGTTGCTGTCTTGTCAAAGTCCAACCCAACTTACCCAATAAGTTATTGTAAGTATAAGCTGAGCCAGCAGTAGCGTTAGATCCAGGTGCACCAGCAACAATCAATGTTCTTGATACATCAACTGATGAACCAAACAAGTCGCCTGCACTTAGTTGTGCTTCTAACTCGTGTGCAAATACATATTGACCAGCATTACCAACTTGGCTTTGATCAATTTGATTTTCAAATACGTAGGTTACGCCGCTGTCATAAATCTCATCAACAAACTTTGTAGTATCGCTGTCAATTATTGTAGCGAACTCATCAAAGTATGTGTGCTCATCAGTAGAGCTGCCTTGGCTACCAACGGCCAATACTGCGGCATCGCTGCTGACACTTACACTTACGCCAAAACGGCCTATGTCCATGGTAGGTTGTGTTAGTAACTGTGTGTAATTGTATGTGCTGCCATTCAATGCATAACGCTCAAGTGCACCATTGGCCTGCCCTGATTCGCTTGACCCAGGAATACCAATTAATAAGTTAGTACCTGTAGCATCAATGTCTAAGCTATAACCAAACAAGGCACTGTCATTCTTAGATTGACTAGAGATAGTGGCCTGTGCTGTTGCAAAAGTATTTCCGTTATAAACATACACGTTACCCGCCTTGGCAAATACGTTAGTGGCTTCGGGTGCAGATACAAATACCTTGGTACCATTGCTGTTTACTTTTACCACGCTACCAAACTTAGATGCCACTGGTCCGGTATGCTTTGATACCCATCCAAATGTATCTGCTGTTTGTGTATAATATGCTTCTACAATGTTATTAGTTGCATCGCCGATGTACAGGTGCTTTAAGTCAGAGCTCAAGCTAATGCTGTTAATTGCTGTAACGTTGGCACTCTTGATAGTTTGTAGTTTAGTTACTGTAGCGTTAGCCCAGTGTCTATAAACGTGAACGTTGGCATCTGTGGTACTACCAACAATCAATAAGTTACCTTGTGACTCGACCACGCTACCAAAGTTTGCAATAGCATTTGACACGGTTACATTGGCATGCAATGTACCTGCTACGTTGGCAAATACCTGAACACTCTTGTTGCCAGGGTTACCAACATAAACGTAATTATTGTTGCTGCTGATTTTTACGCTGGTACCAAATTTATCATTGCCTTGTGCAACGTTAGCAGTCAAGTGAGTTAAGCCAGTTTCTGGCCACGGAGTTGTGTAAGTGTAAACACCCCAACCGTCAGTTGTTGCACTGTCGACCCATACACGATCGTTTTCTATCCAACCGTGTTTAGGTATTGTGTTAACTGCTAGATCTGTGATAGAATTGATCTTTGCAGATACCAATGAATACACAATACCATTGCCAGACAAGCTAAGTCCTCTAAGTAATCTCTTAAGAGCAACTTCGTTTTTAATTTCAATTGTAACAGTCAACAAGTTAGGAACCGACAATACTTTGTAAACACCATCAAAGTCTGGGTCAAAGTATTTTAGAACCAGTGCATCGTTTTCAACAAACGGATGGTGGTCATTGAACTGCAACTGAGCAAATGTGTCTAGTGTGTAAGTTACTGCAACTGCATTAATGTCAGTTTCGTTAACTCGTAAAATATCCCACTGACCGGTGCCGTCCTTGGCAACCCATACTTTGTCACCGGAGCCTAGTTTAGTCAAAGGATCAGTAAACTTGTTGATATCAAATACTGAATAGTCAACATCTTCTGCGTTCATATATCCAACGCTAGGCAAATCAGTCATGTATGCATGATTCGCTCTGTTACCATAGATGTTGGTACTGACATTAGATACGTTGCTTGCGTTATATACATTAGACGCAGTTGAAAGGTTAACAATAATGTTACCTGTGCTGTATTCGTTGTCAGTGAAAGTAAATGCAACTGGATTAGAATTAAAGGTGCTTTGGTCCAATACAAATTCAGTAAATGTATTGCTGTTTACGCCGCCATATAAACCAACTCTAAATGCCCACTCTTCATGTATATTGATATTACCAGTAACGTTGTTAAAGTTGGCTTTGGTCAATGCGGTGATTGAATTCAAGCTGCCCTTTTCTTTAATATATCCTTGATATAACTTGGTCTGAGTTGGAATACTGATACCGAGATCAGTTAGATACGGTCTCGGTCTAAAGCCAATTAAACCTGCACTAAAGTTTTGTAATGTTTCGTCAACAGGCGGTTTGTCAATATCGTAGATGTTTTCAAACTTCTGGGCGTTGTGTCCAAGGCTAGGTAACAAGCCAGTCTTGATATCAGACTTGTTAATCTTGGTCCATAGTGTTGGATCAAACTTTAATAAAGCAGGCATATCCTTTGTGGCAGTGTAATAATAACTGTTGTAGGTTACTAAATCACCAATCTTATAATCCTTACCTTGTGTCCATTCTGGAATGTTAGGATCATTGTACATATATCCAGGTGCGCTTAATGCGCCGGTCCAGATACCAGTCTTAACGCCATTTAGTTTCAAACGATTTTGTCTTGTACCCAAAGTCGGAATATAGAAGATGTCTCCAAATTCACTAATGTTGTCAAATACCAATACGTGTTCAAACTGGATTAAATCAAATCTAGCGAAACAGATACCTGTTCCGTCTAGTGTTGAGATATAGAAATTATTTCCCACAACTGGCTCATCAGTTCTAATGATGTTGAAGTTGCTGGTCTTGATAGGCAAGAAGTTCTGATCTAATATTTTGCTGCCATTTGTTAGATTACTGATTTCACCAACAATGCTGCCCTGTGTAGACAAGTTCAATTTACTTGAAATAGGGTTTAATACGATGATACTATTTGCGCTCCAACCTTGTTGGCTCCAGTATAGTAATTCGTTAACACTTAATGTCCAATTTCTTTCTGTTTGCAAGTCTGTGTCAAATTGTGTAAACACAAACCCTTGCTTGGTTAAGAAACGCTCGTAGCTTATTAAGAAGTCTGCTACCTGTTGGATACTAGTGAACTCAGTACCATAAGGAATTAACACTGGGTCCGCGGATGCAGAACTGTAAATCTTAGCAGATGCAGAATTAATAGTGGCAGTTTGGAAATTAGCATCAATAACGCTTGGGTATATTGTAAAGAACGGCTTAGAAGTATCGTAACCGGTTACTGAATATCCCGACAATGTCTTTTCAACAATAACTGCACTGTATGTAACTGTGTTAACAGGTACAGATGAATCTAAGTATAGAGTATAATTAGCATCAGGAACAACAACACTGGCATTGGTTGATCCTGGTGTAGTTTGTTCTGCGTATACAGTAATTAAATTCTTATCAGTAAAACCGCCAACTTTACATGTCAATTGTACTGACATGTTTTTTAAGAATGTGTTAACTTTATCAACCGCAGCAACGCCTTGATTGGTAAGACTATCAACAATCCAGTTTATATATCCACTTGAACGTAAAACTGTTCCAGGCACTGAACTACTATCGCCGTTGACCACAATGGTATCGGGGCTGAGTTTCTTATTATCAATTGTTGAGAAATGACCAGTCTGCGGATTCTTAAAGAATTTATGTATGTCTAGCTGTGTACCAAAATATTTGGCAGGCTTAGACAATGCAATGGCCAATTGGATAGCATATGGATAGTCGCCGCTGCGGCGCCATGCAATTTCAACTGGACCATGTTCACCGGGGCTCCATGGCTTTCCGGCTTGTTGTGGGTTAGCTGACTTAACCAACGAGACATCAGTAGGTGATATCAAGTTACCAGCGTTGTCAACTGGGATAAACGATGTTAGTCCCGGACGAGCAAATCTAGTATCGTAATAAGGTGCACCATCGTTCCAGATGTATCCACTTTCTAAATCTTCCCATAATACAGCGTTGCCGCTGGTATACGGACCTGCGCCGTAACGACCATCCCACCAACTTGGCTTAGAGCTAATGCCCAACATGGCCCATGGTGTAATATTCGGAGTATCGGTGTCATACCAATATTCATATATTGCACGCCACGAACCTTGCAAATATGACCCATCAACTACATCCGTAAACTTGGCGTAATTCCATGTCCATGAGTTGTTTGGATCATATACTGTGTTAGAAGTATAATCTAAATTATTTTGCCCAGTCCATTCAGAGAATGACTGACTAAGAATAGTTTCAAACTCAAGATCTGAGTAATCAGTTTTTCTAAATCGACCAGGGATTACATCGTACAAGTCAATAAAGTTGTTTGCATAGTCTACTTTGATGTTGTTATAGATACGCTTTTCTAATTCTAGAATGTACTGATCTCTAAAATCGCCAAAGGCAGGGGTAATACTACCATCGTGTCCACGTATTACGCTAATAGGTGTTTGGTATGTATTATCAACAAAAATCTCTGGCTTGAACTTTGGATACAATCCAAGTTTAGTAGGAGTTTCTGGCACATAGTTGCCGTCTGTGTTAAAGTAGTCACGAATGTAAATTACATCGCCAAAGTTAAATGTAACGTTAAAAGTAACAGATGGACTAATGGTGCTGAATACATAATCAGTGCCTTCAATTAATTGAACTCCATTTAGATAAATCAATATTGATCTATTACTCAACTCATGGTTGTTGAAAATAGAGCTGATTTCGTATGTAGTTTGTCTAACGTTTAGTACATCATATGTTACAGATGTAAAGTTTCCGCCCTGCGGTACCATATCACTATAGTACCAAGGGAAACTGCTGTTCTTGACTGCATTAATAGTTTGAAGAATCGTGTCAACACCCGACACCGGATCTTTGTAGTTCAAGTTAGTTAAGCTGCTGCATAGTCCCAGAAACTTGTTCTTAAACTTGGTGTATTCTTTCTTGGCCAACGATAGACCGTTGATAAAGTTAATGTCAGGATTATTCATAAACCCAACAGCATATATCAATGGTGAGCTGTGTTGCATTAACGTACCAGTATGATCTCTTACATACAAGTCTTGCACCGGAATAGTACCGCTAGATACTACACTGGTATTTTCTAATAGCTTGTCGTAGTGACTACGAATTTGGCCAAGCGTAACTGAACTAAAGTTTCCATTCAGTGGATTGTATTCAAGGTTACGTGGAATTTCGTAGAAGCTTTCTGCACTGGCCTGATCACTAAAGATCAATACATCAATCTTGTCTCCAACTGCGGGTAGAGTTTCTAAAACAATAACATCATAGATACCAACTTTAATAAAGTTGTAGTCAGTCTTGGGAGTTAACAATGCATTGTTTAAATAAACTTTTGTATGTGGTACCGTTGTTTGTGCCGCAGGTAATATATCAACTTGAACAAACGCTTTTTCAACGCCGTTGTCGGTGATGACATAACCATCAAAGAATTTTGTAAACACTTGATATTGTTTAGTTTCACCACTGATAGCTGTCCAGTTGTTATATTTGTCAATGACCGCTAGACCGTCGTTTTCCAAAATATAACCGGAGTTTGCATTAACTGTATAAGTTGTTTGATCTAGTGTATATGTAAATGTGTCCGAATCATAATAGTTAGTAAAACTAATGTCACCTACGTTGTTAAAAGTCTGATACTTTAACGGGAAGCCCAGTACCGGATCATTTGATCCTGTGCCAACTGTGTATCCAAAGAACTTTGTGCCGGCAAATGTGCTGCCAGGGTAAACGGTTGTATCGCTAAAGCTGTAGTCATTACTGTCAATTAAGTCATACAGAGGAGCTTGGTTTACACCAGTCTTGGCTTGGCACTCGATCCATTCAGATCCAGTGAATCTAAACGTCTTGGCCTTGTTGACATCTCCGCCACATACTAGAACCTGTTGTCCAGCAAATATAGGGTCGTCACTTGTTTCAACAAGAGTAACATAATTATTGCTATTGATATTTTCAATAACAACTTCATATACTTTGTTCAACGTGTTGGTGTCGTAATCTTTTGCAAATACTACACGGTCACCTGTTTTTAATACTGCACCATCTACTGTTGCAGATACCTGCCCTTCAACTTCATTGAACGCATCAGTTGCATCAAATGTAATGTAGTCAATATTTTTCTTGGCTTGCTTACCTGTGTTAAACAACTGAAGATCTCGATCAAATTCAATGATAGGTCTACGAGCAGGAAGGTTGGGGCCATAGTTTGCTGCGGTATTGTTATAGGTCGCAGTAGCATCAATAACATCAACATGGAACCATCTGTTGTATCTGCTCCAAGGGTTTCTATCTTCACTGGCACGATTGATAGTGATATAGTCTGGAGTTGTAGTGATGTATGCTCCAAAGTCTTCAACAACTTCTAGTTCGCTAACAGGCACTAAACGAATAGCTACACCAACGCCTTCAACGTAGAATTCAGTGTTTGCGTAGGCAGCAGGAACCACAGATGAGTCAAATTTGATCTTAAGACCATTTGTAAACTTAACGCCATTAGGGCTGGTGTAACCTACTGAACCTGTAATATCTTTATCAACGTCAATGGTAGAACCAGCAGTATCGACAATTTTAATTTGCCCAGTAAATGCTGGATTTGTTCCATCTTGGTAAAATAAGTAGTCAGAGTTTGCAGTGATTATAGGAACAAGTGTGTAATTGTAATTGTTATCTAACCAGAACTGATTACTTGCATAGGTTTTACCTGATCCGATAAAAACCTTTTCACGTGGTAATACTGCAACTTCCTTGATTAGGTTGATTCTACAAGCAGGATCGTTTTCGTTAAGGGTACTCAATTGAATACGCCATACTGAACGACGGTCTTCAACAGGTACTGTAACGTTGTCCACTGTCCAGAATGCTGGATCAACATCGCTTGTAACAAAGACAAAAGTCTTGTTGTTAAACTGTGTGTCTAATCCATCTAGCCCATCTGGATGTGCTGCTAAGAAATCACTTAACAACTGACCCTGGATATCAGTATAATGGAATGATACTGCTGCCGCAGGGCTTGCCTTGATAGGCATTTGAATATAAAAGTCCTGTGCGTTTGCACTAGGTACATGGAAAATAACTTCACCAACATCATCGCCGTTGTTAGACACACCAAATATCTGTCTAGTAGAAACAGTAGACACATTTGAATCTGTGCCCGACACGCCGGACTGAGTTTGAATCCAGAACTTTGAACCAGGTTGGTCAACTACAAATTTATATGTACCGCCACGAGCCAGAGTTAATTGCAAGTTAGGATGTGTGCCAACTCCGCTGAATACATATCCACCGATGTCAGTATTCTTTGTTACAGTAAATGTATTTTGCAATGGCACCGATCCAGCAAATACATTAACTGCATCCGGACCAGACGGTAACCAATAATAATCGTAGTATCTAACAAACTTATCAAAATCAAAGTGTCCGTTAAATGAATATGCCTCGGCAGAGAACAATCGTTGATGGTTATTTGTTATGCCATTACTGTTGGCAATGCTTTTCAACAAATCAAGATAACCAGACGAAAACGTTACATTATTGTTATCATCTTTAATGGTAATAGATGGCTCAAGTTGATAGTGCTTTCTAGCAGTATCTAACTCCGGAACATAATTGTCCTGTAACTTATACGTAGGTGCAAAAGTACGACCAATATAACCATTGATAGGCACGTTAACTGCTTGAGTATAAAGCTGATCTAACGTTGCGCCTAAGAATCGTTGGTTAGTTGATGTTCTAAATGCACCTGGCAAAAAGTTAATTGTGTTGTTTAACGCCATTAAAATGTTCCTACTAGATTGTTACCAAGATTTAAATATGCTGCTGTTACCGCAGAAACAATAACGACATCGTTAACTGTTGCTGCACTGGTAATAATTTCCCAAGGTTCTGAATTGATTTGGAAGAAGTTACCAAAGACAAGATTGTTATTAGTCGGAACTATAACAACACTAGAGATATTCGGAGCCAATGTGGCATGCAAATATGCTGCTAGTTCACTAAAATAAAATGTTTCACCAAAGTCCCAGTTGTTAATATCAAAGTAGGTATTAATTGCTGCAACAACTTGAGTCTTAATTTCATTGTCAGTTAACCCAACGGTTGGATTTTTAACAACTTGAAACACTGCTCTCAAATTAGGATCTACTTTTTCGTTATTACCAAACAAAGGTTTAAACTTGGCAGGATTCCAAACAATAGAATCACTTACTGCTTTGTAGTTGTTTAAATCCGCAAAGTCAATTTCTAAACTGCTGATCGGAGGAGGATCAGGTTGAATTAGTTTACCAGTTAAATCGCGCAACCAAGTTAGGTAACTTGATGCATACGCATTGGTCAACACATAAGCATCAATGATGTTTACCGGTGTTGGGTCAATTCTGTTTCGTGATGGGACATTGTGCTTGTATTGGAAATACAATTCACCTCGTGTTAATTCTGTGCCAGCCACCGTAGAATATAAATCGGGATTGTCCGGTACTCCGGCTACCTGAGTGCTAGGACATCTTACCAATAGTTGTGTGTCATCCACGTATCCATCGGCTGCTGTTAATGTGTTATATACTTGCCATAATACATCCTGTCCAATTGGGTTAGATGAGTTTGGCATAGTATTGATCTTTAATACCTTGATACTGTCTGTAATGTTTACGCCAGTAGTTGAATCATAAACCCTTGCATTTGGATCAAAATAGAACTTGGTGCTGTTAACACTGCCAAATACATAATCAACTACCTTGTAATCAATATTGTATTGGCCGCCGCTATAGGTAAACTTCAATAACCAGTTTGTCGAACTGCCAATATCTGCAGGCAATATGTTAACCCAGACTTGATTAACTTGATCAAATGTCAATCCGAAGTTAACCTTGGTACGAATTTGACTAATCATTGTGCTGATTAGCTCATTGCTTAGGTCATTCTTATAAGGCGGAATAATGCAAGTTGCGCCGCCTAAATTCTCATCGCTCAATACTGCACCTGTCGGAACAACTGTACCAAAGGTAACTAAACTAGGAGTAGTGATGTCAGCATTGCTTACTGTGCTCTTTACAGCAGCATAGAACGACAATGTATCACTAGACGAACCAGGAGTACCTTGTACAAGATTGTGCTGTGCATCAAAATAATAACCAGCTGGTGCAGAGAACTTTAAGCTAGCACCCGGTGCTACATACTTTAAGTTGCCTGATGTACCTGTGCCAATTTGCTGTGTGCTGTTGTTGTACTGTAGGTACCCGCTGCTGGTAACAGTTGAATTGCCAGTTTGTGCAAAAGCAACATTGGCATGTGGGCTGTTATAGCGTTGGAATGTAGCGTAATAATAGTTTTTCATTTCCGAAGAATTAACAATTGGATTTACCTTGTTGTAAATTGCTTCGTAAATGTCGTTGGTAGTTAAAAAGTTAAAGCTAGTTGTCTTAACTGTGTTGTCTGATGATAATACTCCATCATCGCCAAAGATATTGGTGCTACTGTAGCTGCCTGTTGGATCAATGGCATCAAGATATAAACTTACACCACTGCTGGTACGGTTTACTGCTTTGATCTTTTGAATACTGCTGTGTGTAGTCTGCGGAAGGATATTATAGTCCTCTGCAGAGATCATACGGTTCTGTGTATAATATTGTTGTGGTGCAGAACTCTTGATGCTAGACAAGCTAGGTGCAGCGTTGGCATTGGTAACAGTATACTTTAAACTTGCAGTGATAGACATAGTCTCAACACTGCCGGCCTTATTAATATAGCTGAACGAAATAGTTACATTAGACAAGTCATCGGGTGTCAATGAATATGTCAAGCCATTGCAGGTTCTGTAAAAGAACTTAAAGCTGCCTTGCGGTACATTAGCAAAGCTACCATCACCAAATACCAAATCAACTTGTTCGTTGTTTTTAGTATTAACCTGATACAAATTCTTTTCGCTCAAGTTGTTAAAGATTACGTTGATACCAGGTAATGCAGGAACACGGGACCACAATGTTTGAGGATTACCGTTTACATCTAATGCATATAACCACTGATCATCTGTTGTAATGTTGTTGGTTGCAATAGATACATAGTTGTTAGGAATTGCATTAGTAACGTTAAAGCTAGTTGAATTTAATGTACCTTGCTTGAAGTAGACAAAGAAACCAGTATTGTTGCTGCCATTGCCGTTCTTGTCGTTTCTATGCAATAGGTTAAAGGACCCAACCTTAGTAGGATCATCTTGATAAATGTAATTCTTACCAACTGTGGTTGCACTCACTGCTTCAAATGATACAGGTGTACCTTGTAGCTTTACGTTAAAACCGGCCACAGGCAGTGTGTTGGGATTCAAGTTGATACTGTACTCGTCAGTCTGTATTCCATTTAGAACTTGACTATTGCCGGGCTTGCCAATGGTCTCTGTGCTGTCCAATGATGCATTCAATATTGCTGTAAATTGTTCTAACCAACTGTCGTTTGTCAAATCATTCCAATGTACAGTAACATTAGACAGATTAAGTCCGTTACTATCGTAAATTGATTCAGTTGTTTTGATACTGTCAATTTTTAACAAGCCCGATGCTGGATTACCGCGACCAGGATTGTAACTTAGCATACGTGCTAATTTTAAAATACTGTCTCTGCGTTGTGCTGTGTCAATGAAGTTTTCGCGAGCGTTTAAATCTGTGCGGAAAGCAAGACTTTGGCCCAAGAACGCAATCATGTCAATCAATGCCATGTATTCCGAACTTTCAATGAAGTCATTAAAAGTTTCCGGATAATACGTTTTGATGTAATTAACCATGGAATTACGCAGCGTTTCGAAATCGTAGCTGGTAAAATCCGCGTTTGTGAACGTTTGGTAAATCTTGGTCCAATCCTGTTGTACCAAAAGATTTGTTTGACGAGTGCTCTGTGCCATATTCTTTACCTATATCTTGTATTTATTAGGCGTATAATATGGCTACTTAATTGGTAGTGATAGATTGCTTATTTCTGTCGAAATTCAAGGCTAATACATCAGACTGGTTTGTAGGTACATACGCCAACGTTAATTCGACTAAAATGCCGTTTTCTTGTTGTGTTACTGCCACTTGCCCTACACGTATTCTAGGGTCATACTGTGCAATTTTAGTGACGTCTTGTGTTATGATTTGTTGAGTGTCTTCGTTCAACGGTTCAAATAACATATCCCATATTATTGTGCCGAAGTTTGGCTGCATCAGCTTTTCGCCGCGGCGAATATTAAAGTAATTAACCAAGTCTTGTTTGGCAAGCTCAAAGTCAGTTAACTTATATTTTTTAGCATTGTTTTTAGTGCTGAAGCCGGAATATGTAATCATAGTAATATTTATTGACTTAATACCACTATGGCATAACGACCGCTGTTAAATGCTGCGGCGCCGTTGCCTATGTTTTCGTAGCGCCATTGGTAAGCAGCATTGCCTAACTCCCATCCCACATACATCATACCAGCCAGTACCTCAGCTGAGTCATTTTCTGTAACTGCACCGCTTTGCAGTAGCATAGTATAGGTATCGTACAGTATTTGGTAGGATAAATGATCTTGCCCAACAGTGCTACCAAGGAACTCGCCGAGACTTTTTAAATCGTATAGGTAATTTCCATAGCTGTTGGTACTTCTAATGGCCATTTGCTTCCAACAGTTTTTGTAATTAACACAATCGTTTCCGTATGATTTGTTAGATCCGGTTATTAATAGTCCATAGCTTTCTAGCGTGGTACTGGTAAACTGGTATCTGCCTAATTCATTGTTTGTTCCGATTTTGCTGTAGTCCCATGTACTTTTGTCGTAGCCTATCTGAGCTTGCAGGTTACGTAACTGTACGCCGGTTAATACACCAATTGATGCCCAAGCAGGCACTTCCCCGGGAGCATCTGCACGATTAATCCAGCTAATAGGTAGCGGAGTGCGTATCGGAGTGTTGGATGCTTGGATAATGCCGAGTTCAATCATTTGCTAGGTCTTTCCCATGGTTCATGTGCTGGAACAACTGTACAGATAGATGACAATACCTTTGCGTTTGCTACCCAATTCTTTCCCAGGAATTCTGTATCTTTGTGCGGCTTGCCCAAGGTTGGCAACGGTGGCAGTGGGATGCCCGGAGCACCGCTGTTTAAACGTAGCATAGCACCCACTACGCTGGTATCTCCCACAGCAGACAATGTCAGACTTGCACCTGCTGTAACGCTGACTTTGGCCATGGCGCTGAGTGTTGCCATGCCTGCTGATTTTATGCTGGCGCTGATTAACGAACTCAATGACAACGACCCGCCGGAATAAATGCTTGTACTCATTGCGGATTTCATTGATATAGACATGGCATCCATGTTAATTGCTGAATCACTATGGAAATTAATTGGGCCCTTAGACCTCAAGTTAAATCCCCCAATGCCAAAAACGTTTATCTGGCCGTTTTCACTAAACTCAAGCCACTGGTTGCCACTGGAGCTAGCAATATACAGTATATTCTTGGTGTCATTCATTAACACTTGGTGACCGCCCGAAGTTCGTAATCGCATCAATTGATCATTGCCATCTGCATCACCATCATCCATAACAAACTGGTGGCCACCTTTTCTAAAGAAGACCATTTGCGGTCTGCCTTCAATTTGATCGGTCATTGTGCCTTTGCGGCCCGGGGTACTAATTCCATATACATTGCTAGGGCTTTCACGTAGGCTACTAGAACTAATCGCGCCTCTAATGGGATCTCTGTCAAGTCCCTGTTTGATCAATGTCATTGACTGGAATTCGTGCGGATAGCGAGGAGTATTTTCAAGTCCGTCTGCATTAAACACTTTAGAGTCACTGGTGTTGACTTCAACAACAGGCAATACACTATCTGCACTTAGATAAGGAGTAAGTGCATCACTTGGATCTTTGGTGTTGTTTGATCCACCAATATGTCTAGCAATGCCCGGAACCATATGATGACTTGGAGTATCGTAGATGCAGGCAAACCAATAACATCTACTCATGTCTCCGGCAGCAAAGGTAACTAGAACTTTATTACCAATGTCCGGAGGCACAAACCACATGCCGTAACTTTGCCCCGAAGTCATTGGATTGTCCGGAGCTTGTTGTGTGTCAGTTCCGTAGGTTGAACCAAAAAACGGACTTGCATAGCTAGCCGGGATAGCATCTATATCGCCTGTACCAATGTCTGTTGTTGCCCCGCCCCATTCCGGAATATTTACTAGTAATTGCCCTAGCCTACTGCCTTCAACAATACCTACTACTGTTGCTTCGTACGGGCCTGGGTCAGACACATAACCTGATATTTTAAAATCAGATTTTGAGCTAACATCGCCACCAGACTTTCTTACTTGACTTGTTGCCATTTATTGAATTCCTTATTGCCTTGCTTGATTACCATCAGTTGGTGTGCTGCCTGGTACGTTTGTTTGAGTGTTGGTAGGCACTAATTGAGTTTGATTTGTTTTGCTAGTTGACACAGGATCCGAACGTTCAAGTTGACCGTTAGTTTGTACAGCAAAAACTTTTGCCACATCGCTGTTTATATATCTAGCTAGACTTAGTACCTGTTCAAATTTCCCTTGATAAAATCTCGACGAAATTGTTAATATTCTATATTGCCCACTGAATAAACTTTTGCTATATCCAGGTAACGGTGTAACCAGTCCTTGGTTAATCGTTTCTGTGTCAATGTCTATTGGACTGTTGACATTAACTTCAACAATTACATCGCCTGAATCCATGCGTACATGCCCGTATAACAAGGAAAACTCGGCCTGGCTTTGGCTGTCCCAACTGTTATATTTTTTGCTGGTATTTGGACTAGGAATATACAGCCAATCATCCTGCTTTAACAAAGTAGGGTCACCTACGATAGTTAACTCCAGCGACAACATATCTCCATTTAACGTTGTGTAAATTGACTTCATAACGTCAGACGCTATCTGTGCGGCAGGTCTACTAGACATGTTCATACCAATACTAGTATTGGGATCATTGACAATAGGTCTGTATACCATTGGGCTAATATTGGGCACACCGCCAGTTATAATAGCCGGATTTAATTTTATATTACGATCAATTGACTTGTTAGTAGGATCGTTTATATATTCATCTTCTAGTGTAGTTTGCGTAGATTCTGTTGCAGCAATTGCAGAAGTATATGCCTGAATGGCAGTGTAATATGTAGTATCAAAATCTAATTTAAAGTCTAATACGTCTACGTTTTTACCTGTGTAGTAATAGTCGTATACCTTGGATGTATATGCAGAACTATCGCTATACTTAGGCAAGTTCTTATGGTTATTGATCCAAGTCGGGTATTGATGGATACCATAAGTTATTTGCATAGGGTATCGGTTATTAATACCATCGAGGATGCCTGTAACAGAACCTTCACCGCCAAGATCAAATCCTTCGTACTTTACCTTAACAACTGTCTTGAATGCATTAAACACATCAAAGTCTGATTTACTGCTGCTGCCTTCGAGACCAAGTTGTAACTTAATTAAGAAATCACTATGAGCCATTACCTTGTTGATAACATCAACAATAGGAGTTCCGCGAGGTATTGTAAAAGTTGATTCTTTGAGATTAATGACTTTGCCTTTGGTGCTGGCCTTATTGATAGGCAGCTCTTTATCATTGACTATACTACTAGCAGCAATGGTTGGGTCAATGTCAAAGTCTAAACCTTCAACCCATTCTGCTTGCCCTAGTAGTACTTGGTTTGCAAAATAAGAAAAGTACTGTCTAGATAATTCCTTAAAGAATTTTCCAACTGTGTCTGCTGTAACTGTAAAGTTCTTGGGCGTGGTATTATAGTTGCCAGGATAATGTGCAGAGTTTCCAGCAGCACAGAAATCTATTTTGTATTCTGCACCCTTGCTAGTAACGTTGACTTTTACTGACCGTAATCTAATAGGAAAACGTTTTCTAAAGATCGACATTTGAGTACTAGGAATCGGTTCCCCGTCATCGTCGTACCCTTTAAAGTCTATCTGCAACATCATTGGCTGTTGTGTATAGTTGTTATACTTCTTGCCATCGTAACTGGCTGCAACCAATTGGTCAATGAATGTAACGCCATAGGGCTCAACAATAGTCATTGACCCATCTAACATGTTACTGCTTCTACTAGATTTATTTGGAGAGATAGTGGTGTTAAACTTGATCTCTTGTATGTTGTAGTTTAAGCCAGGACTGTTGGGTAGTCGTCTATCTGGGTATATTCCGCCGTCCTCGGCAATTACATAACTATCCGAGCCCGGTTCCCAAGACAACGCTGCATCAACGTCAGTTTGGTCCATTAGTTTGTTGTAGTCAACTACACTGAGCCACCATAGGCTAACCGAATATGTATAGCTGGCATAGTTGTGTAAGGGATTAGGGACCGGAACAGTCTTGATAGGCTTTTTGGCACTAACCACAACCTCGTTAAGAGTAATATCTGCCATGGATTACAGCCCCAACGATTGCTTAATTGTAGTTATAGATGGTACGTAAATAATTACGCCCGTTTTAAAACTCAATAGAGGATCTACTAATGTGTCGGGATTTCTGATAGCAAACACCCACCATAGTCCTGCGTCTTTATAAAGGTCATAGGCCAATAAATCAGGTCTCAAATTATAAGGTGAGTCAATTTGATAGATTGCATCATCAATTGCCGAGTTAATTGTTTTAGTATTCCATACGTCCAAGAAAGGGCCCCATGTGCCTGTTCCATAGTATGGGCTTGTCTTTGAATAGGTAGCCATTAAATAAATCCGCCATTGTTAGGGCGCTTATTGTTAATAGGAGCTTGACTGCGTCCAAATGCACTGGTTGCGCCTGCGCCGCCTGCTGTGTTTACCAATGCGCCAGCGGCAAAGTCAATTAATCCAAACTGTTGGCTTTGTGCTGTTCTACTGTAGACTGGTTGTAACGCAATAGTAATCGAACTAGTTGTGGGCATACGTGTGCTGTTCAATCTGTAATTGCTGTACTGAGGATTGTATGCCGAGAATCCAGATGTCACTGCCGGCTCCGGAATATCAATATAGTCGACATCCTGCGGCATAGTGTGACTAAAGCTGGTAACCACACACGGTACGTTAGGCAAGTAATACTGACCGTAACCGTTTAAGTAAACCAGTGGTGGTGGATTACCTGCTAGCCCAGATGGATCTTGCCCAAAGAACATTTTAGTGACTGCTCTAAAGAAATAGATTGTGGCCAATAGGTATTGACCTTCGTTTACGTTTTGTACTGTGAACTCACCGGTTATGTTGATCGCCTGTACTTCGCTGTTGTCATAGAAATACTGCGTGTAGTTGCTATGCGTTAGCTTTTGAGGACTGTAGTTAGCAGTGTGGGTAACTTGTAATTGCGGAGTGTAGGGAAATATAACACCAACTCTACGTGCGCCGGAGCCACCTAGTCCAAAAATGTTACTGATGTTACTGGCAATGGGATTAGTTGAGCCGCCGCCTAATTCAGTGACTAGAGGGCTTAATAAGCTGTTGTTGGGGTCGTTGTAAAAATACTTGCTGTTAGGAGCAAGCGTGACCCTTACCCGCCAATCATTGCTGGCGTTAGGGTAAATCATTACGGGTTTGGGGTTAGTACCAGCAGCACGTTGGCTGTATTGAAACATGTCCGCTACGTTTTGGCGGGTGGACGCTTGGCTTAACCCAACTGAACCCAAGATACTTGATCTAAAAGACGCACCAATTTGACTTGCAATTGAAGACGAATCTGGGGTAGAGCCCGGCAAAGGCATATTTGGCAGTACTGGCATGATTATTTCCGATTTATAACATATTTATTATGTTTTAAATATGGGGATTTAATGTTACGTTGCGGCTCTTTTTACTACATTGGTTGACTATTCAGACGTAAATATGTTACTATAGTTGTACAAAATAAGGATTTTATAGTGCGTCATAACTATCTCAACAACAAAGATATTCTTAAAGAAATTCATAAAAGTAAAAACACATACTGCACCTACACCGATCCTGCTTACGGTGATTATGATATGATTTTGCCAGAAGTTGGTAAAATAAACAAAAAGAACATCAAAGAAGCTCGACAAAATCGCGCCGAGCGCCTGGCAAAACTAGCACACGAAGCAGACTTTGCTGCAACTGGTATTAAGAAAAAAGCAGATGAGTTCGAAATCAAACTCAAAGACATCAAAGATACAGACGTAGTATTTCGAGTCATGACATGGGACCATATTCCAGTCGACGATGTCAAAAGTCGCAAGGCTGCACTTAAAGCAATGGAAGAAGAAGGATTGCCCACTAGCGAATACGATGACGATAGTGAGATTGATATTTCTAACAACACCAAGTACGTTAAAGTAAATTTCCCACCTTTCCAGCATTACATGGTAAACGAAGAAGGTGAATCCGTTTGTGTGGGTAAGAGCCACTGGCAAGGTGACTTAGTCGATGGCAAGTACTCTAGAGATCACGGCGCAATGACTAAAAAGTTAGCACACATGTTTATGAAGTTGTGCGAAAGATATGCTACACGTAGTAACTGGAGAGGATACACATACAATGACGAAATGCGTTCACAGGCTTTATTACAACTTAGTCAAATTGGACTCCAGTTCGACGAATCCAAGAGTCAAAACCCTTTCGCTTACTATACGGCAGCAATTACTAACAGTTTTACGAGGGTGCTCAATATTGAAAAGCGTAACCAAAACATCCGAGACGATATTCTTGAGATGAACAACCTGAACCCAAGTTACACTCGACAGGGCATGGGATTTGGTGGTGGCCACTACGATTCGGATGAGTAAACTAGATTTGATTTCACTGTAACTATTTTGCTATACTGAATCAATGAGTAACTTATTTAAAAAGGCCGCGGTCTTTACTGACATACACTTTGGCTTAAAATCAAACAGTACATTGCATAACGACGATTGTTTAAACTTCGTCAAATGGGCCACAGTCAAGGCCAAGGAAGAGGGTTGCGAAACTGCGTTCTTCCTTGGTGACTGGCATAACAATCGGGCTTCGATAAATATTGTTACACTAAATTACAGTTTACAAGCCCTTGAACATCTTAACGCCAATTTTGACAGAGTATACTTTATACCTGGTAATCACGATTTGTATTATCGCGATAAGCGAGACATTCAGAGCGTTGAATGGGCGAAACATTTATCGAATGTTGTCATTTGCAATGATTGGTTTATTGACGGGGACGTGGTTATTGCACCATGGCTTGTTTCGGATGATCATAAACGCATTCCAAAACTAAACGCCAAGTATATGTTTGGGCACTTTGAGTTGCCCGGATACTTGATGAATGCTATGGTTGCCATGCCGGAGCACGGTGAGCTACGTCGAGAACAGTTTAGTCATTTCGACCATGTGTTTAGTGGACACTTTCACAAACGTCAAACACAAAAGAACATTACCTACGTAGGCAACTGTTTTCCGCACAACTATGCAGATGCAGGCGACGACGATCGAGGTCTGATGGTGTTAGACTGGGGAAAGGATCCAGTATTTCATGCATGGCCAGACCAACCCAAATACAGAGTCTATCAATTGAGCGATGTTCTTAGACACACAGAATCTATGTTGTTGCCGGGTATGCATGTACGAGTTAATTTAGACATTGATATCAGCTACGAAGAGGCAACTTTTGTTAAAGAAACGTTCATTGACACGTATAAACTGCGTGAAATTACTCTAATTCCCAACAAGGTTACCAGCGTTGCAGATGTTGAAATACAAGGTAACATTGCATTTGAAAGTGTTGACCAAATTGTTGCTGGACAATTGACTAATATTGACAGCGACAAGTTTAACAAAAATCTGTTGTTAGACATTTACCGAAACTTATGAATCTAAATACTAGATGGTTACAAGTCGAAGCTACAACTAAATGTAATGCTTGGTGCCCAGCATGCGGCAGGAACCAAGGTGGCTTTGGCTTGTCTCCGCATTTAGTAATCGAAGACTTAGATTTATCAATATATCATAATCATTTAGAATCAATGCCTAACTTAGAGGTAATTGATTTTTGTGGCACCTACGGAGATGCTATTGCTGCACACAATATAGTCGAACTAACTAGATTATCAAAGCAATACGCTAAAAAAATTGTTGTTCGTACCAATGGTAGCCTAAGAAGCACTACTTGGTGGCAAGAATATGCAGCCCTGTTTAAAGATATAGATCACGAGATATGGTTTTGCATTGACGGACTCAAAGATACACACAGCATATATAGGCAAGGCACAGACTTTGATACCATAATGGCTAATGCTGCTACTGTAATTGCACAAGGATGTTCTGCTGTTTGGCAGTTTATCCCATGGGAACATAACCAACATCAGATCAAAGACTGTATACGGTTAAGTCAACAACTTGGATTTGAGCGTTTTGAGTTTATAAAAAACGTAAGACGAGACTTTGTACCAAGACATTGGAAAACAGGAAAAGTGTTTGAAATTAAACCGTGGCAACACAACAGCGAATTCAATATGATCGAACGACCAAGGACACAACTTGATGTCCAGGACTGTCGACATTTGACACAGCCTAGTCTATACTTAAATGCTAACGGAAAACTCAGCAACTGTTGTTTCTTTAATACTGGCATATGTGCCACAACTGCTGACCAACTACCGAATATAGAGCAAGAATTGAATAACCCGCGGGATATTTGTTTACATTACTGCGGACACTAATATGTTTAAAATAAAAGATATAACTGTAAAGAACTTTATGAGCGTGGGCAATGCCACACAAGCTGTTAATTTTGATAGGCGAGACCTAACCCTAGTATTAGGTGAAAACCTAGACCTCGGCGGGGACGACAGCGGCGCACGTAACGGTACAGGTAAGACTACAATTATCAATGCACTGAGCTATGCCTTATACGGTAACGCCTTAACCAATATTAAGAAGGATAATCTGATTAATAAGACCAATGGTAAAGGTATGTTGGTTACCATTGACTTTGAAAAAGACGGCATTGACTACAGAATTGAGCGAGGACGCAAGCCCGGTGTAATGAAATTCTTTGTATCGGGCAATGAAAAAGAAATTACCGACGATGCACAAGGTGACAGCAGAGAAACACAAGCCGACATTGAACGAATGTTGGGCATGAGCCACGACATGTTCAAGCACGTAGTAGCATTAAACACCTACACTGAACCGTTCTTAGCCCTTAAATCAAACGATCAAAGAACTATCATTGAGCAGTTGTTGGGCATTACCATGCTTAGTGAAAAAGCAGAAGCCCTTAAAGAGCTCGCTAAGAAAACCAAAGACGACATCACTAGAGAAGAGTTCCGTATTAAAGCAGTCGGCGATGCCAACAAGCGTATCAAAGATCAAATTGACGCATTGGTTCGCAGGGAAAACATGTGGATCAGTAAAAGAAGCGAAGATGTTGCAGCATTACAAGCAGCATATGATCAACTTGCACAGATTGATATCGAAGCCGAACTAGATGCACACCTAGCACTAAGCACATACAACGAAAAGTCTAAAAAGATTAGAGATCTAAACACTTGGATTAAACGTTGCGAGTTAGATGAAACGCGAGAAAACAAATTAATAGAACAACTCAAGACAGAAATACAAAGTCTCGAGAATCACACTTGCCACGCATGCGGTCAAGGGTTTCATGATGACAAACAAGAGCGTTTATTAGCCGATAAAAAGAAAGCATTGCAAGAAGCTGCATTACAAGCATTGGCAACCAATACACAATGGTTAGAACACACAGATGCACTTGCTGCATTGGGAGAACTAGGACCACAGCCACAGGTTTTTTATGATCGTGAAAGCGATGCGTTTGAACATCGTAGCAGTATGGCAAGTGTGTTAGCTCAGTTAACTGCCAAAGAGCAGGAGGCCAATCCATATGCTGAACAAATTAAAGAAATGAATGAACATGCTGTTGAAGAAATTGACTACAGCATAATCAATGACTTGGCATATCTCAAAGAACATCAAGAGTTTTTGTTAAAGCTGCTTACAAACAAAGACAGTTTTATTCGCAAACGCATTATTGATCAGAACTTGAGCTACTTGAATACACGATTAGGGCAATACTTAGATCGCATTGGCCTCCCGCATACTGTACAATTCAACAATGACTTAACAGTTAGTATTACTGAATTGGGACGGGATCTAGACTTTGACAACTTGTCACGTGGTGAACGTAACCGATTGATCCTGTCATTATCATGGGCATTCCGTGATGTGTGGGAAAGTTTGTATCAGCCCATTAATTTATTGTTTATCGACGAGCTTGTTGATAGCGGAATGGACAGTAGCGGGGTTGAAAATAGTCTAGCTATCCTTAAAAAGATGGCAAGAGACAGCAATAAGAGTATTTGGTTAGTTTCACACAAAGATGAACTAGCAGGCCGAGTTAACAATACATTACACGTTGTTAAGGAAAACGGATTTACCACTTACAATACTGACGTAGAAATAACATAATTTTTATCATGGCTCGCTGTGTCATAACTAATGTACAATGACATGGCATTATCAAGGAACCGAAGTTGACTCTCTACCAGATGACTGCGTAGGTTTCGTTTATCTCATCACAAACTCTGTATCAGGGCGCAAATACATAGGCAAAAAGCTAGCAAAATTTTCTAAGACCACCTTAAAAACAGTAAAACTCAAAAACGGCACCAAAAAGAAGAAGAAAATACGTAGTAAGATCGATTCTGATTGGCGCGAATATTATGGCTCAAGCGATGAATTAAACAAAGATATAGCAGCATTAGGTGCTGATAAGTTTACACGGGAAATCCTATACCTATGTAAAAGTAAAGCAGAATGTAGTTATATCGAAGCAAGAGAACAATTTACTCGTAAAGTCTTAGAATCTAAAGATTATTATAACGGACAAATCTCTGTCCGTGTCCATGGCTCCCACATTTTAAACAAATTATCAGTATAAGGCTCGCACAGGCTAACAACGTGTGCCCAACATTAAGACAACTGGACCAACGGGTCGCAGGGACGGAAGACGCTATGCTGACTAGCGCACTCAATCACTATCCTTAACAGGACGAAGATCGCAAATTGCCGCGGTTTGATTGTTTGAAAAGAATAAAAGCGATTGTTTACCATGGGTGTAAACAATTTGTAAGGCTAAAAAGACGTAGCAGCGATGCTACAGGTTAGTGCAATATGTTAGCGTATATTGTATTAGCTGCCGTTGTGATAAAGACGCAACTCGAGGTACCGGACAACCGCCTCTGTAATGTTGTAACGCTATGTGGCTGTGCTACTCAGATGAAGCTCATTCATTTCTTTGCCCTGTGCGGGCAAAGTGTGACCGATTAATCTAGATGAAACTATTAATAGCTTCGCTCTTAGTTAAATGAATTCAGTTAATTAGTTTTATAGTTAATTGAATTGATTTAAATTTGTTGTGAGCAAAGCGAAACAACAGATGTACGCAGTACATCTTAAATGAATGGCAATCCTGATTCCTTAGTAGTTTCTAAATTATCTTTAATCAGCTTATTGATCATCTCACGATCTTCATAGCTCAGGAATACAGCATCATCATAGGATATGCTACCACGCATATACCAGCATATTTTAAATAATTCCTGTTTTATGGCTTTTGACTCTCGATCGAAACTTTCAATGTATTCGACAATATCCTCATTGGACAGAGTCAAAAGCCTCATACGAAAAAATTTGTCTGCTCAAATAGGAATGGAGTAACAAACTCTTTACCACACTCTTCATTTTGACATGTTAGAGTTACTTCGTTGTACTTGTTATCATTCTTGATGTTATCTAAATAAGCACGAATTGAATCCCATACTGCTTTATCACAGTTGTTTAAGAAATCCAGTATAAACGCTTTGTCTGTTACTGTTTCACCGTCGGGTGTAGTAATGTATTCGATGTTCTTGCTGACAGCATTAATGCCAGTTGTAATTAACTTCTGGAATACTTCGTCAAATTTACTTTGTTTTTCCGCTTCGTTTAAGTCTTCGCTTTGTACAATTTGAATAATACGTTGCTCGTCAAAGTTCAACATGTTATTTTGGTTGTATTCTTCGTAACTTAGTGGGCGTAGCTTGATAGACAACCCGGCGGCTTGTACAGGTCTACTCCAATCGCCTGGATTGATACGATCCATCATTACACTAACATCAATGTTTTGTTCATTTTTAGTAGTGCAGTGTGGGCATACAGCAGTAAATTCCAGTTCCTTGCCGTAGGTAGCAATACGAATAGCAAGCAACAGCGTATCTAAGTCCACTATAGGCATTTTCCAAGGATCTAAGATGCTAGGGCAGCAACTACGAATGACCTGTGCAGTGCTGGACCCGTTCATCAATGCATCCGGAGTCTTCATAGTTAGTTCATCTTTTGCAGTCATTGCAAAAATTGGAATTTCGCCGGTGGCAGGTAAGTCTATGGTATTAGGTGGATACCAACGTCCGTTACTGGGCAATTTGATGTATAGTGCAGGCTGTCTAAAATGCTTGGCCAGTGGATTGGGTGATAAACTACTCATATAAGTACTCCATAAATAATTGATATATGTACTTATCACATGTAATTAACTGGGTAGTTTAAATGGCACTTGAAGATAGATTAGAACAGCTAGACCATATTTTGGGCACGGTTAACGCTGGCTACGAGAGCCATGCTAGAATGTTGGCCAAAGCAGAGATGCAAGAAACTCTGTTTATTAAAAAGCTAGCAGAGCAGCTTAAAACCACAGAAGATCAAGTGCGTATGCAGCTTAGGTCTCTAGAAGCTGCAAAGAAACGTGAGAAATATGAAGAGCAACGTGAAGTGGCCATGGCCAATGGCATTAAACAAGCTGTGCATGGCCTACAACAGTTCTTCTCAGGCTCGGTATCTAGTACACAGGCCCTGTACAATTCTGACAACGCATTTACAGCGGTAATCCCAACGTTACAGTTGTTGGGCAATACTGTAAAGAGTATCACCGGTGCAATGAGCACCTTCTTCTCGGGCCTGCCATTTGTTGGCGGAGCATTTACAGCAGCGGATAAAATGGCCGGTGTTGTTGTTGACCTCGGGACACAACTATTACAGGCACAGTTAGAAAACGCTGCCAAATTGGTGGGCAGCTACAACGAAATTTCCAAAACCGGCATGACCTTTGGGGCGAACTTAGAAAAGTTGCAAAAAACGGCCCTAGACTCTGGTATGAGCATTGGTACTTTTAGTAAATTTGTTACTAGTAACATTGATAACTTGGCTGCAATGGGCGGCGCCCTGGAATCTAATGCTGCTAAGATCGGTAACATGAGCTATCGTATTGCACAGAACAACGGTGCATTGTTGACCATATATGGTAGTTACGAAGCACTAGCAGGAGCCACTGCTGACTACACTTCAATGTTGTCTGGCTACGGAATTGACGTTCTTAAGACAACTAGAAATCTTGAAGCTGGCGCAAAAGATTATTTGGTACAACAAAAAGAACTTACATCTTTAACTGGTAAAAACGCCGAAGCATTAAAACGAGAAGAAGAAGAACGCAGAAAAAATGCTGCCTATCAAATGAGATTGGGCAGAATGAATGAAGATCAAGCTGCTAATGTTCGTAAAAACATCACTATGTTTGGTACGGTCAGTAAAGAAGCAGGAGACTTTGCTACTGAAGTATTCAATACCCAAGGTAACGTAAGCAGCAAGCAGGCCTTGCTATTCCAACAGCAATTCCCGGAACTGGCAGAAACTATTCGTACAACTCAAGCTGACGCAGAGCGTATGAACATTGCAGAGTTCAATAAAAACCAAGCTGAATACATTCAAAGCAGAGCACCGTTGATTAAAATGGAAGCAGAACGCCTTGAAGATCTCTTTAAACTAGCAGCAGGTGGCGTTAAGAATGAATACATTGATCAAGCCAACAGAACTGCGTCGGGTATACTTGCTGCAACTACTAAACTAGGAAACATTGTTACATTTAATCTGGAACTAGAAGCCCGTAGGAAAGAACTTGAAGCACAAGCTGGTAAGGGAATCGAAAAAGGTTCATTGGCATCAGTTATTGATGGGTTAGAGAAGTTTAAGCGCGGCATGGACGCAATTACAACCACAACATTTCCTGCTATTGCTAGTATTACTGACAACTTGATTGCAATCAATGCCAAGTTGGCAAAAGAACTAACAGGTCCTGCTAGTAAGTTTGTAGTTGAAAAATTCTCGGCTTTGTTGGATAAATTACTTTCCGAAGCCGGTGTTGAGAAAAAAGTAACTCCTATTCCAATTCCGCAAGATATTCATGCCCTTTCTGCTGCACGTATTGATGCTGAAAATCAAACAGCAGCAGCTAAGGAGCGTTTAGCGGCGGTAGAAAAAGAGCACGGACAACGTAGTCAAGAAGCACGTGAAGCTAGATTGGCAACTAGACTAGCCGAAGCCAAGGAACGCAAAGCACGTGAAGCTGAAAAGGCTGTAGTAAAACCCGAAGACATAAAATCCGCAGCACAGCCTGTACCACCTGGTGCAATACCATGGAAGAGTCCAGAATCTCATGCCGGCGGCAAAACTGATCCTAGACTTGAAGCTGTGTTAGCTGATGTTTATGCAAAATTTGGCGAAGGTAGCTTTGTGGTTACAGGAGCAGATGACAAGTATCATAGAGAACACAAACCTGGTAGCAAGCATACACAAGGTTTGGCTGCTGACATCAAGCCTAAATCTGCGTCAATGACAGAAATTGTTGAAGCATTGCATCAACGTATGCGCGAAAAAGGCATACAAGGAACTGTAGAAGCACATCCAGATGCAGACGGCACAGGACAACACCTACACATGCAAATTACCAAGCCCGAAGAAAAACGTGCCGAAGTAATTCCGGACAACGAAACCAACTTAGCCATGGTAGACAAGCTAGACCAAGCAGTTGATTTGCTAAAAAGAATTAGCATGAATACCGCCTAAGCTGCGGTAAATATAGCATAACTGAGAACACATATGGCTGGATGGAAAAAGTATTTTAAGACATCAAATTTACCGAGTAATATTAGTCCCCTAGGCGGTGGCCGAGCGCCTGACCCTGGGTTTCGTAATTACCAAAGTCAATTACCCGAAGTCTACATCGGACACCCTAACCGTATTGAACGTTACAACCAATACGAACAAATGGACATGGACAGTGAAGTTAACGCTGCATTGGACATTTTGGCTGAGTTTTGTACACAAAAAAATGAAGAAAATCATACTGCATTTACTATCAAGTACAAAGAACAGCCCAGCGACAACGAAGTAAAGATTATCAAGGAGCAGCTACAACAGTGGGTTGCCCTTAACGACTTTAATAAAAGAATATTTAAAGTAGTTCGCAATACCTTAAAGTACGGTGATCAAGTGTTCATTCGCGATCCGGAAAACTTTAAGTTGTACTGGACTGAAATGACCAAGGTCACTAAGGTTATTGTTAACGAAGGCGAGGGTAAAAAGCCCGAGCAGTATTTGATTAAAGACATTAATCCAAACTTCCAAAACTTGTCAATGACAGCGGTAGCATCAACTGATACCTATACAAATCACCCACAAACAGGTGGTCCAAGCGGTGCATATGTACAGCCACAAGCACCGTACGGCGGCGGTAGCCGCTTTAGTCACGCCAAAAACGAAGCAGCAATCGCAGCAGAACACGTTTTACACGTTAGTTTAACAGAAGGCTTGGACGTATTTTGGCCGTTTGGTAATAGTGTATTAGAGAACATTTTTAAGGTTTTTAAGCAGAAAGAACTGCTTGAAGATAGTATTATTATCTACCGTGTGCAACGTGCACCGGAGCGTAGAATCTTTAAAATTGACGTTGGTAACATGCCAAGCCACATGGCTATGGCCTTTGTTGAGCGTATTAAAAACGAAATTCATCAACGCCGTATACCTACACAAACAGGCGCTGGCGCACAAAACATGATGGATGCTACATATAATCCGTTGAGTACAAACGAAGATTACTTCTTCCCTACTACAGCAGACGGTCGTGGATCTAGTGTTGATGTATTGCCAGGCGGCGCAAACCTAGGCGAAATTACAGATTTGCGCTTCTTTACTAACAAGTTATTCCGTGGTTTGCGTATTCCTAGCAGCTATTTGCCTACTACAGCAGATGACGGTAGTCAAGCATATACAGACGGCCGTGTTGGTACAGCACTTATCCAAGAATGGCGTTTTAATCAATATTGCAGACGTCTACAGGCAATGATTGCAGACAAGTTAGACAGCGAATTTAAGCTGTTTATGCGTTGGAGAGGATTTAATATTGACGGGTCAATGTTTGATTTGCAATTTAACGAACCTCAAAACTTTGCACAATACCGCCAAGCTGACATTGACAGTGCCCGGATTGCTACATTTACACAGCTAGAAGCATACCCTTACCTAAGCAAGCGTTTCTTAATGAAACGTTACCTAGGCATGAGTGAACAAGAGATCAGTGAAAACGAAACAATGTGGTCTGAGGAGCGAGGTGATACTGAATCGGCAGCAGCAGAACCGGCTGGATTACGTAGTGTTGGTATTAGCCCAGGTGGATTACAAAATGATATTGAAGCATTAGGCCCCGAGGCACCCGCTGGTGCACCTGGTCCAGGCGGGGAAATGTCGGGTGCACCAGCAGCAGGATCAGCAGCGCCAGCAGCAGGATCGGCTGGGCCCGGACCAGCTTTATAACAAAAAAGGTTAAATAGTAGTATGTACGTTATGGAATTATTTGACCCTGCGGTCCCCGGCTATCAAGATCCAAAAGCTGATCAAAGCGTTATCAAAATGGATCAGAGCC